GAACCTAGGACCTAGAAGTTAACAGCTTCCCGCTCTGCCTGCTGAGCTATGGGCCAAAGCAGAAACCGCAGTTTCCTATATATTATTATACAGGGTGAACTGCGGTTTTGTCAACGACTATTTGTTTGTTATTTTAATTATATTAACTTTTTTTATTTCATCGTCTATATTAAAAATGTCATGAATATATTCACTTGCATCTTCTGCATTGAAGGCTTCTACCTCAACCTCTACGTCTAATTTAATGCGATATTTATTCATAGTACAATTATATCATTATTTTGCAGCTTTTTTATCTACGGCTAAGAATGCTGCATTAATTTCTGCTACCGTGAGTTTTCCGTCATCCAAGAATCCTCGTGCAAGCCTTTCAACTACAGTGGCAACGCCAAGAGTCCCAGCCAATATAACTGCTTTAGCTGTGCTGATTCCTACTACTGCTCCCGCTCCAATTACTGATAGTCCTGAAGCAGCAAATACTGCAATTATACGCATAACAATATTATTAATACTTGCAATAGCTCCTCCTCCAACATGGGTTGGTTTTTCTATATATGCTTTTGCCATTATTTATCTCCTTTTCCTGCAAAATATCCACCAATAATTCCTATTAGTCCTACTAATGCATTTTGCACTAATGCGATTGCATCTTCGTTTGTTCCATATTTTTCACCTGATGTTGATTGTTGGAGAAGCATTGAAGCATATTCTCCAATTACTACAAGACCAATGAAGCCTAATATACCAAGTGTAATTACCCACATTAATTTATCTTTCATTATTTATCCTCTTTTCTTAGCGGGATTGTAATTAGCCAGACTACTGTTACTGCTAATACTGCAATTCCAACTATGTCTCTTGCTGATCCCGTCAAAGTTAGCCATGCAATAAAGAAGCCAAGGAGGGTGAATGCCTGTGCAATTAATTCCATTCCTGCATCTTTAAACCATTTGATTAATCCTTTAAGCATTTTGCCTACAAGATTGATGGCTTTATTGATTATTTTCATTTGTTCCTCCTTATCATTGCCCCTGCAATTTGTGATGCAATGACCACTGGGACAATTACTTCCTGCGCTTTTTCTCTCTGATCATCTGTCATATCCATACCTAACTCAGAAAAATTAGATAGTAGTTCTACTGGGTCCACTTCAAACACTGCTCCAAGTGGGTCTGCTAAAAATGCTTCTGTTTGTACTTCTGTTGTTGCATCTGCTAATGTAAATGGCATTGGGGTATCTCCTGCATCCCCTGCTCTTTCTGCAAACTCAACAAATGCTGCTGCTACTGCAGGGTTAGATTTCATTGATTCTGCAACCTTTGCAACTTCTGCTGGTGCAATACCAAGGTCTGCTGCAACTTCAGCCTTTGCCTCTTGTGTTAAAGACTTAAGTGTTTGGCTAACTGCTGCTGTTTGCTCAACAGAAAGCTTAACTAATTTATTATCCTTGCTTGTAAGGTTTGCTATAACTCCAGAAAGATCTTCTGAATTTCCTGTACCCTTTTGTGGGATAAGTGCTGCCAATTCTGCATCCTTAATTACTGGATCAATATCTTCTGCTGGCTTGAAGTCTGGTCTTGGAAGTGGTTTAGGCTCTGGAGAAGGCTCAACAGGAGGCTCTGGAGTAGGCTCTGGCTTTGGTTCAGGGTTTGGGGCAGGTGTAGGCTTAGGCTCTTCTGGTTTTGGCTTATCAGTAGGCTCTGGCTTTGGCTTGTCTGTTGGTTCTGGTTTAGGTCCAGGCTCTGTAGGCTTTGGTCCTGGCTGTGTAGGCTTTGGTCCTGGTTCTTCTGTAGAGGTATTGCCACTTGGTTTTGGCTCAGGCTTTTCTGTTGGTGGTGGGGAAGGCTTTGGCTTTTCTGGTTCAACAGTTGGCTTTGGCTCTGGTGTAGGTTGATTTGCTGCAGCATTGGCTGCTGCTTGAGCAATTGCTCTTTGAATTTCTCTTTGTGATTGCTCATCATAGTAACGCCATGCGTCATCAATGGCACTATTAACATCAAGGATTGCGTTATTAAAATTAGATATAGAATTATTCTTTTCAGACAAAGCATCTGCTGTATCGTTAACAGCATTGTCATACTCAGATTCTTTATTAGTTAATGTTTGATTTAGTGAATTTAATGTTGCAACTGCTTGGTTATAAATATTTAGTTTATCATTGTATACATCTTGGGCTGCGTTCTTTGCAGCGAGTGCATTGTTGTAGTCGTTGGTCTGTTCTTGAGTTGCCCCAGATCCAGAAGAAAATGTGTTTAAATTACAACTAAAGTTTTGTCCCCATACTCTTGGATTTCCAGCATAGTCACAACCTGCTCCAGTCCATCCTCCAGGTATAGCCCATCCAAGGTGATAGGATCCTGGGCCACCACCGTTGTACCACCATATTTCTACATCAAAAACCTTGTCTATTGTTACATCATATATTGGAGAGTATGGGCTCCAAGTTGTTCCTTGCTCTATCCAGTTATTAATAACCAACTCTCCATCAATATACATTCTAAATCCATCATCTGTATATCCTGCAAATTTTGTTGATGTAAACCATGACGGTACTGTTATTTTTCCAGTAAATTTAACTATAAAGTTTTCATATCTATTACCACAAACTGGACGAGTCATGTAGTTTCCATTTAGTATTCCACTACATAAGAATTGATCTGTGGCTGCAAGGCCATCAACCCTGATTAAACTATAAACATTGTATGATAAACCAGCACCACCAGCATTATTTAATGCTTGCTGAGCAGTTGATAAATTAATATTTGCTACACCAAGAGCATCATAGGCATTGTTCTTGTTAGTTAGTGCAGTTGCTACTGTGACTGTTTGCCCATCTACATTTGACTGAGCAATTTCTACTTCTTCTAAGGCTAATTCTTCTGCCTCTACTGCATCATCATAGTCTTCGTAAGCAGCATCTCTAACATCTCGCAGATTTTTAGCATACATAAACTTGTTTTCTGCTATGTCAATTAAATTTATTAGACCATCTTTATAATCTAGCTTATCTACTGCCGAATTTAAATTTTCAATTTTTTTTGCGGCTACTGTTAAAGGGTCATCGCTGTAGGCGGGGGACATAAAAAGCCATCCAAATGCAAGCATTATGGACGCTGTTATTCTAAATAACTTTTCCCTTTTCAAGTATAGCTCCTATGCAAACAAGATGTCTGCTTAGTTAATTATACCACTTTAGTTATTTAGGATTATCTGTTTTGTAAAAGCCATTGCCCTTGAATTGTATGCCAAATGGTGTAAAGAATCTAATCATTTCTGATTCACACTCTACGCATGTATATCCTGGGTCGTCATCTTTAATTGATCTATGGATTGACATCGTGGCATGTGCATCATCATATGAGCATTTATATTCGTATACTGGCATTACTTTCTACCCCATTTAACTTTATTCCACCCACGCTCATGGAAATAATAAAGAATAGTTTTTGTAAATACCTCAAAGCTTGCAATTGCTCCTGCTGTAACTGGCTCTTTGGTTATAGCCCACGATATGATAAACGTGTCTGCTGTTCCTATGACACGCCAAGTAATTGCTTTTAATGCTGATCTTTGTTTACTTACGTTCATCTTTATCCTCAGAAAAAAGTCTTTCTTCTGCTTCGTTCATTGCCTTTCCAGCATTTTCTAATTGTTTAAAGACCCATTTCCCTACGTTTTTCAGTTGCTGAAATAGCATGAATCGCTGCCCCCAAATCTACTTGTTCAATCTTATATCCCACATCACGACCATATACAATGTTGGTAATGTTAGGCATCTTGATAACCATTGCTTTGTCCATTACTGAATCATTAGCAATATACTTTTTAACCTGATTAAAATCAAGCGGATCTTTTTCGCTAGTCTTATACGTATTTCTAACACCTAGCATTACCTGGGCCGTTCTGTTACCCGCCTCATCATATAAAGCATGATGCCCTTCATGCCATGGCTGGTAGCGACCAAGCATTAATGTTGTTGGTTGTCTCCAATCGTGCAATTGAAAATCAACACATGCAACCCTAGCTGCAACATCATATTCTGTCATGTCATCAAACATTAAATCTGGATTCGCTGGTGTCTCCCACATTGCGGTTGTATCTGGAAAATCTCTGACTGGTTTTCTGTTCATCCAAACAACTTTATCTGGGTTTCCAAAAGATGCTCTTGTCTCTGCTGTTGGGTTAACAAAATCTACAACAACATGGTAACCTTGATCAGAAAGTAGCCTTGATAACGCTCCCATTCTGCGAGCCTGCTCTAACCTATCTTCTGGGCTAAACCCTAGGTCTTTATTTAGCTCTGCTCTGACTGCGTCTGCATTTAAATGAACGGCGTTTATTCTATCCGCTAGCTCTTTTGCAAATGTAGTTTTTCCAGAACCTGGCAAACCAATTACTTGTATAATCATGAGAATCTTTCCATTAAATAAGCAGCCAGAATTTGGCAGATACTAATCCATTATAGCATTTGTATAACTAGAGTTGCAAGTTATTTTTTATATCCCTTTGCAATAGCAAGCGCAGCTGCTGCGTCCATTCCATTTGGATCAATCCAAAATCCTGGAATTAAATATTTCCAACCGCTTTTAACAATATGAGCTGTGTGGCTATATGGCTCTTGTGATGGAAATATAAGAATACTTCCAGCCTCTGGCTTTAAAGAAAAAGTTATTTTTCCATCATTAATGGGATCATCTAGTGCGCCTTGGGCTGCAAATTCATTTGGTTTTTCAAATTCTTTTACCATATGATTCCATGTGTTCTCTGGGAATTCTTTATCGGGATTACTAAGTACTCCATCACGAATACAAAAAGAAATTTCTCCACCCTCATAATCATCATTTACATAAAGAATCATAGAGTACTTAAGTCTGGTGTCGCCTTCTTGTGCGTCGTGGTGTGTACCCATCCATGTATTCTCTTTGTATTTATGAACGTTCATTTGACTAAGGATTACAATTTCATCTTCTACATTTCTTTTTTCCTTGTAGTCTTTTGCAACCTCATTGAAACCATTAAATACTGTATCAAATATATACTTGCATCTGGCAAGATCTTCTGGGGACAAGTCTTTTTTATCTATGTCCTCAAGGCTATTTAAAAGCACTCGCTTTTTTCTTCCATACCAATAAACTGTACCTCTGTCTGCTTCGACACCCCAATCAATCCAGTTATCTATAATATCTTTAATTGAATCTACATTTTCTGTGTCCTCAATAGCTGCTACTAAAGCATAAGGGTCTTTAATGACATTCTTATAATAGTAAACTCCATCATGTAATTCTTCATGGTTTATCATTTTTTACCCGCTTTTTCTCTAGCTTTTGCTAGTGCATTAAAATCTTTAACTTTTGTTTCTCCTAGGTAGCCCCATGCATACCCGTCATTTATCATCATTTCATTTAGTGAAATTGTGCTTCCATCCACATAAACCCAGCCAAGTATTCTTCCATATTTTTCTGAAGAGTCCATCTTTTCTGTTTTAATAATTACAGACTTTGCATCTTTAATATTTTTCTTTAAGTAATCTTTTGCTTCTAATCCTAGGGCTTTTTCTTTTAGGTCTTTTGTTCTTGATTCTGGCGTATCAATTCCAGCAAGTCTGACACGTGATGCAAAAAGGATATCAAATCCTAAATCAATTAGTACGTCTATAGTGTCACCATCAACTACATTTTCTACCTTTTTAACATAATATTCGTACATTATTCCCCCTATTGATATCTTTCACTTTTTGTATGCATTATTGTCATCTGATCTACATTGACATGGTTTGGCAATGAAATGATCCATCTTACCGCTTCACCTATATCTTCTGGCTTTGTTGCTATTTCTTGTGGAAACTCTGGCTTAGTATCAATTGCTCCTGGTATGATCTGTGTGACCTTTATCCCTTGACCCGATACTTCCATTCTTAATGTCTCTGCAAATGCTCCTTCAGCACGTTTTGCAACCACATAGTTCCCGCCTCCTTTATATGGGTATAGGCCAGCGATAGATGTAATTACTATGATATCACCAATACCATTTTTTTTCATATGAGGGATTATTGCTTTAGACATACTCATTGGAGCTATAACATTTAAATTATATGCATATTGCCATGCTTCTGCGGAGTCATTTTCTATATTTGTATTACCGCCCCCACCGCCAGCATTATTTACAAGTGCACGAACACTTTTGTCTGCCAAAAAAAGGCTTAGACCTTCAATTGATTTTGAATCTGTGATATCCATCTTATACGGAAAAATATTTTTATACCCATCAAAAACTTCATTCATTCTTTTTAAATCTCTAGATACTGCTATTACGTTATAAGACCTGGAAAGGACTTTTGATATGCCCTCTCCAGATCCACGGCTTGCGCCAGTTACAATAACGTATTCTTTTTGCAAGTTATTACTTAGCTGCTGCTGGTTTTCCGCCACCCTTAGAAGTTTTAGCTGCTGGTTTTGCTGCTGACTTCTTTACTGGTGTTGCTACTTTTTTTGCAACTGGCTTACCAAATGATGGTCTTCCAAAACCTACAATTCCTACAATTTGGCTTCTGCGAAGCTTTGATCCATTTTTCTTTTTGTAAGCACGATTCTTGAGGCAGCATTCTCCGCCATTTCTTTGATCACCTTTTTTATCTGAAGAAGTGTTTCCTTCTACAACATCTACTGTGCCGTCTGTATTAACTGCAACAACAATTCCTACGTGAGAAATTCTATCGACGCCGTCTGATGGGAAATCAAAATAGGCTATATCTCCAACTTCTGGTGTTGCTACTTCTGCCATCTGCCATGTTCCTGCTTTAATAAAAGCCTGTGCACCTGCAGGTGTATATACCGTGTTAGGAACTTTTACCCCTGCTTGATCTGCACACCACATAACAAAACTTCCACACCATGGCTGAAAGTTTGATTTTGTAAACTTACCATATTTTGTTTCGTTGTCTTTTGGACCTTCAATAGTTCCAACTTCTGCTAATGCCACTTCTACTAATCTTGCTGCTGATCCTTGTGCTGCTGCCATTTTTTCTCCTATGTTATTTATTTTAAAATACTTGATATATATATTATACCATTTTGGTTATCTAAAAGAATAGTGTCCCCAGATGGTCTCGAACCATCGACCCGCAGATTAAAAGTCTGCTGCTCTACCAGCTGAGCTATAGGAACGTACCCCTGGCTGGGATCGAACCAGCGACCTACAGATTAGAAGTCTGTTGCTCTTCCGCTGAGCTACAAAGGTGTGTGCCAGGTAGGACTTGAACCTACGATTACCGAATTATGAGTTCGGGGCTTTAACCAACTAAGCTACTGGCACCTAGTTGTATTGTATACTACCGTCTTGATTTTTGTCAATAGAATTCTCTACAATCTGCTGCACATACTCAGAAAAATGTTTTCTTATTCCACCCATCGGTCTTTGTCCATAAGATTCCCAAATCTTTTTATACTCTATTATATTTTGTAAAGTAGTTGGACATACAATTATTCCATCATACATTTTCATTGTAGTTGGCATAGGCACATGTTTTGTGCAGCATTTACATTGTTTGGCCATCTCTTGATATTCGTTCATATTATTTGCATCCTATCCATAGCGTCTCTTAAATTTTCAGGCATCCTTGGTGGCCTTATCATATTGTATGAGTTTGTTTCTGCGTCTTCATCTCTTTTAAAATCATTATCATAACTCATTGATTCATAAGTATGAACATTTATTTCTTGATTGTTATCAAATCTAGTACGGCTAATAGCATTAAATATGGCACCGCATGTAGCATCTGCAAGATCCTTGGAACCTTTTCTAGGGTGGTCAACTTTATCTCTCATAATTCTAAGCTGGCATAGCTCATCTATAAGCAATGATATGTGCGGCCCGATTAATCTTTCTTCAGCAACAACCATAGCCATGTCGTCGTAATGCTTTTTAGCAACAGAAAGAATTTCTGTGTTTATGCCATACTGCTTTAGCTGTTGCATCATATCGTGAGAGTTCCATCTATCAAAAGTACATATTGCTATGTTAAATCCTCTTGTTTTTAGAGACAATATGTAGTCCTTAACTTCAGTAAAATCAACCGACTTATCTGGTGTAGGGGTCCAGTATCTAACTGCATCAACCTCAACAATCGGGGCTGGCTGAGAATAGGTGTCTGTGACTTTTACATTTACCCACTTGTTAACATGTGCCATTGTAACAGCGCAATGGTCATGTTTTTGAGCAAGGTCAACATGTATATAGTATTTTTTATCTGGGTCTGGCAAAAACCATTCCTCAAGTCTACCAAAAGTATCAACTGCAATTGAGCCTACATTAAATGCCTTTTCTACTTTTTCTCTTGATTTGAAAAATGCATCAACCGCATCAGGTGGCATACAGGCGAATCTGGATAGAGCATCAGTGGGGTTTGTATAGAATGCTGTTTTAAAGTCGTCAATTTTTCTAACTGGGTTGATCTCCCAAGTCGGACGTTTAATAGCATATACTTTAGGTATCTTATAAGATATGATATGGTCTTCCTCCCATTGTATTTCAAATTCATTCCCCTCTGTTCCATCGGGTATTTCCTCGTACATCTTAAATTTGTGTTCTCTAATTACCGTTTCTTTTTCACCTATCACTGCATCATATCTTTGCTGAATATAATCATTTTTAAATCTAGGAAAGGATAGCAATATTACTTTGCCAAAGTCTGGGAAACGAGAATCTACTGATGCCCTGTACATATCATATACCGCACTGCCTGTTTTTGCTTGGTCGTGGCCAGTTGTATTTTCAATTGCAAAGCCAGAGATTTCGTCAAGGATTACAACAATAACGTTATATCCTTCCCATGCCTCTCTCTCAGAGTGGCCAGAGTGAACTGTTATTGCCTTGTCAAACTGTATTTCAGATGCTTTTGCATAGTACTTTCCAACAAACCATGGGGACTTGTCTATGCGGCTTCTAAAGCCTTTAAAAAATACATTGCTTGCCTGCTGTGAGTTAATCGCAATATTAATAATATCAATTGAGTCTCCAGGAGGTTTGCCATAATAAGTCGCTGGATCTTTTAGGCATAATAGTAAATATACTATATATGCAACTGCAATTGTAGAGCAGTAGTCTTTTCCAGAACCTTTTCCTAATTGTGCTACAACTTCATTAGCAGTTTGCTTAAATCTAATTGATCCTTCTTCGTCTCCAAATAATTTTTTAAGTGTAGACTCTTTATATATTTGTGAGCTTTTTTCAATTAATGTATACTGGTATTCAGAAAGTGGAGGCAATCCTAAAAAGTTTGGATGATTTACAAATGTGCGTAGGTCTACTGGCTTTTCTTCAAACTCTTCGCCATCTAGTATGTCAATTAAATCTGAGAAATCAAACGACATCAGCTTCCTCAATTATTACTGATTCGACTATACCAGTAATTTGAGATAGCCTTTTTGCAACTTCCATCTTGCACTTAGGACAAGTTGCTGTTACTTCTTTTAAAATTCCAACTAAAACTTCTTGCTTACGCTCTGTCTCTGCAATTTGAGATGCTATCTGTGTATTTTCTAAAACACCAACAGATTGAAGCATTGCTATTCTTTTGGTCTCTATGTCTGCTATGAGCTTTAATGCTCCCGCCTTTACATTTAATTGTCCTTGAGTATCCGCGTCTTCCACAGTCTTCCATGCTTCTTTAATAAGCATTGCGTAGTGTTGATCAGCACCAGAGATTGCTTCTCTGGCACGATCACGGATGTTGCTATCATTGTGCACAACACCCTTCCACTCATCAATAAACTCTAGAACATCTTTACGTGAAAACCCCGTAATAGTTGCTATTTGTGTGGCGGAATTACCTTTGAGCAACTCTTCAACCACTTTATTCATGCGGTCAAAATGAACTGCTGGTTCTATTTCATTAGTCATATAGTTTATTATACTTCTAGTTGACTGAAATTGCAACCTTAGACATGGCTATCCTTAATAGGATTAAGTAACCTATAAGGTCATCAATATCATTATCTCCAGCAAACCCCTGAGAATTTTTGATTCTATTTAGCTTATCATCAATTCTAACCTTTAGCTGCTCAACTGAGTCTGACTGTGCAAATAGCCTCATTGGGCTAAGCGCTGAGTCTCCATATGATATATTCTTTTTAATAAGCATCTCTGCAATTTCTAAACATTCGCTCATGATTCTATTGCCAGATGGAGCATCTGTTGCTATTAACTGTAGATCAGCTGTCCATGCTTGGTAGCCGCCACTTTTATTAGGATAACCTGTCATTTTTTTCTCAACAATCCAAATACCTGTAAATATCTCTGTATAGTCATAGCAGAGACTCCGCACTCTTTACCTATTTCTGTAACCGTTTTCTTTTGTACTACGTACCTTCGGTGTAGCCAATCTCTGCTCTGATATAGCTTCACATTGCATTCCAACTAAAATGATGCTTGTAGTCTGTGTAGCTAACTACATTTCTATCAACCCACCAGTCTTCATGATAATCTCTTACAACTAGGGCGTAGCCAAGAGAATCTAAAATTTGTCTTTGTGTATCACGCATTGCTACATTATTCAAAACAAGATTTGCATCATGCTCAAAAGTAATAACAGTAAATCTATATTTATTTAATGGTAGTGCAATTAGACCATGTAATGAAAGGTATGGGTTTCCAATAGGATATCCTTTTTCAGTGTATCCTCCATCAATATCTACCTGCAAGTAATCGATTTGCTCTGGAAAATTGTTTTCTTCAAAATATTTAATATAATCAAATTTAGTTGCATCACCAAGTACACAAGGGTTTTTTCTATTTGCTACAACTTCCTCATGAAACTCTGGTACAATCTCAAAGGAAACGCCTTTCCAATCAAATTCATTTTCTAGTCTGTACGTATTGCTTCCATTCTTAGAATGAAATGCACCTTGCTCAACATAATGTCCATTCTTTTTGCCACCTAAAAGTTCTATTACAAATTCTTCTTGATTGCTTTTTTCGTTCCAGTCTGGGCTCATCTTTTTGTTAGCTCCTCGTTTGAATAGTGTGCAATGCCAAATGCATCTGCAACATCAAAATCTGTTATGCTTAGATTATACTTTTTATTAAAGTAGTCTACCGTTCTTTGTTTACGCATATTCCTTAATTGGTTTTTATACCAAGAGTCTGCGTATCCTGGATTTTTAAATCTAATCGCTGCTTTTTCTTCTTTGGTAGGATTTTTGTTTCCAATATAAGCTTGCCAAGCACTAGGGGATATAGTAATGACTGAAGCGCCAGTAGACATAAGCTCAGCAATAACAACCCCGTAGACATATGATAATTTTATCACAGCATCGGGTGATCTGACAAGTATGGCACCTTCTACAACAATATAGTCCGACTTTAATTCATCAAGCATTGTCGACATCTTCTTCTTAGCATCGTATATCTTTTCGTAGATATTCATCCCCTCAAGATCAATTTTACCCCACTTTAATGGTATATTATTTTCCATTAAACAGAATGCAATTGAATTTGTTGAAGCGTCGATACCTAAAACACGATATGCTTTAGTTTTAACTAAGCTAGCTAATTTCATCAATTATCTCTTTAATTCTATTTTTTGTCTTATCTTTTTTGCCATTGACACATTTAGAACAAACATTAGAATCATTGTATCTACTTAGCATAGATTTACAAGATTTACATAATCTGGTAGCACCATTTTTAATAGCCTTTTTTTCATAGTACTTTTCCATTATTCTTTTGTTTGTTGCAATTCTGCAACATTCATCGGTACAGTATTTTTGATTATGAGTCTTGGCATCAAATTCTTTTAAACACTCTTTATTTGAACAGATCACAGAACTGGTGCCTCATATAACTCTATTTGAACAGTTCCAATTGGGCCAGTTTTATCATAGCATTCTTTCTTGACTGGGCAGTATGTGCATGGCATCTTTGATTTAGTTGCACCTGCTGGACGCATTGGAAGATCTCCATTTTTAAAATTATCATATACTTCTTGCATCCATAGGAATGCATCCTCAATAATTTTCTTATTCTTATCATTCATTGAGATTGGAATAATAAGTATCTCTTGCGTGTTCTTGTTTTCATACAAAAAGAAACCCTCTTTGGCATTCTTTAACTTCATGTATGTAAGTAGCTGAAGCATGTGGTTTGCTGAAGATTTCATCTCTGACTGACGTGTATCCCAAACCTCTTGTTTTGCCGTCTTTATTTCACCAATTACTGTCTCGCCATCGTACTCCATAATAAGATCTATGAATCCTCTGATCGGTGGATACTCATTAATAATCTCTTCTTCTTCCGCTCTCCACTCTGGCATAGTAGAAATAAGCTTCTGTAGTCGCTCATGCGCCTGAGTTCCTTGTGCCATATTAGCAACAGCAACCGCATCGTTATCATCAATAAAGACTGCTCCAGAAAATGCCATGTACCAATATCTAGGACACTTGCCGTGGCCATATCCAAGGGAGCTTGGGCTAAATGATTTTTTGGTCATAGACCCATCAGCACGTTTTGTATTTCTGTAAGCCTCGTCTAGAAGATCTGCAAACTTTTCTGGGTCAAAGAACTTTCCAGTATGTTTCTTAAACTTAAGGTTCTTTACAATATCTCTTCCCATTATGAGTTGTACCTAACGACATACTTAAGTGCATCTACAAGTTTGTCTATGGACTCCTTTACTGAATAGTAAACGTTCTTTTTATTATTATTTACAGTTCCCGCTTTATCTTTAGCAATAGTTGAATACACAGAAGACATTACGGCAAACTTAGTAGACATTGCTTGAAGCTCCATAATAAGCATGGGGGCTTTAGCAGATGGAACATCTGGGTTCATCAAAAGCTTTACAACAATTGATAAAGCCTTGTCTAAATGCTCATCCTGCATGTACTCATGAAGATCATTAAACTCTGTTATATCACTAATTAACTGAAGTGTGTTTCTATCCTCTGCCATTTTTAATCCTCTTGTCCCACTTGTCTATAAATAATCCTAGTCCGTAACCAACCACAAGACCAACTAGCAATCCCATAAAAAACATTGTCATGACAACATCCTTTGAACTAATCCGTAGCCCATCCACAAACCAAAAATACCCATTAGGCCAGCAAATACTGGTGGGGCTGGTACTGGTAGTTTAAATATGCTAAATACTGCACCTACACCCATGCCAGTAAGTGTTGTTAGGAATACTTCTCTAATCATGATTCTCCTCATAAAACTGGATCAACTCTTCAAGAATTGACCACTCTATAATACCTAGTCTAACTTTAGACTCTGCTCCTATAATAATTTTTAGCGCTGGGTGCATGTCTCTGTTTACTTTAAAAGTATCCGTACAGATCTTAGCCCAGTTATCTTTGTTTAATGTAAAAGATTTTCCTGCTTCTTTGTAATCCACAAGAAACTTTTTCCATTGTGCGTCACCCTTTTGATAGTCGCCTCTTCCTGAATTCTTCTGGGCTTTAGCTCCATCTCTTTTTACTTCTGCTCTCTCTGACATTATCCAACCCTATGTTTTGTTTCATGCCCATTAGAACAGGTCCACTTCATAATTAAATTTTCGGGATCCCACCACCCACCATCTACATCTAACTCACAACTTGAGCATGGCCTAATACCAGTAAGCTCTTCAAATGTAGAATTGATTTGCTTAGGCTCTTCCTTATTAAAGAATTCATTAATTTTTGGCATTGATTTCCTCAATTAGTTTTTCTACTACTTTTGGGTTCTCTCTTAGGTATGAGACTGCTTTTGCACGTCCTTGTAAACGTTGTCCATCAACTGTGTACCAGGCTCCACCTTTTTCTACCGCTCCAACCATTTCCGCCACGTCTAATGTTTCGCCAACTAAATCTACTCCAAGTGATTCTCCTTGGTAGTAGAAGTCGTATTGTCCAGATAGGTTAGGGGGGCCGAGCTTGTTGTAATCAATAATCCAATTGACAGGTCTGCCAACTCTTTGTTCAATAATTTTGTCACCAACTTTAATGCCTGCTTTGATAGCATTAGCTTCAGCTTCAGAAGACCAAAGCTTAATGACGGTGGAAGAAAAGAACTTGACTGCCATTCCTCCTGTCGGTATGTGGGAGGCATGCATAGATCCAAATTGATTTCTTTGCTGTGAGATGAGTACCAGTAGTGTGTTTTTGTTTGCATAGTTTAACATTTTGACTGCGTGGGTCATATCCTTTGCTTCAGCGCCGATTTGCTTAGTGTCTTGCAAATCTTTCATTTCATTTCCATCTTTTTCAAAATAAATGGCTGGCAGCAATGCTGATATTGAATCGACAACAATTATGTCTACTCCAGCATCCATTAGCTTTGTAGCAACATCAACCATATCGTTTACAGTTTTTGCTGGGGAATAGATAAGGGAAGAAGAATCTACTCCAAGCATCTCTGCCCAAGATTGATCGTAGGATGCCTCTGCATCAATCCAAGCACAAGTTTTTCCTTCTTTTTGTGCAAGAGCAATCATCTGTAAACAGAATGAAGACTTTCCTGCAGATTTATTTCCCCAGACAAGAACCTGTCTTCCGTATCCAAGCCCACCCTTTAATGCCATGTTTAATCCAATGCTAGGTGTCTTTTGCTTTTCTACTTTTACATCTTGTGCTGCTTTTACTCTTGCTCTTGTTTTCGGATCTAATCCTGCTAGGATTTCATCAATCGCTATAGTCATTTATTCTCTCTCTTTTATACAATTATATCATTAAAATAAATTGCCGTGAAGCTTTGGGCGAACCTTATTTTTTTCCATTTTGTTAAATAGAATTTCATCAAGGCTATGTTCTACAAAACCAGCATTTCTCATTGAAGCATATAGATCAAGAGTTCTAATTAAAATATCAACCATTTCTTCTACAATTTGCTCAGAGCCTTTATTTTTTCTTATTGCTTCTAAAACTTCTGTTACTTCTGAATGAATGAGGGCGATCTTGTTTCCAAATACATCAAAGTTTTTTGGACTACTCCAGAAACCTTTTTCAATTGCTGTTTCATGTAGAAGTGCAGCAAGCACATCTAGCCCATAATCCGTAACAAGCTCTTGACTATTACTCGAAGTCTGTAATGAGCTCGTTGTTGTTATTCCCTGATCCATCTTGTTCCTTTAGTGTAAATGTAAATGTCTGATCATCTGAATTGTAATCAACCTTTAGTTCTTGGTCTTCGGTGGCTGCACTTAAAAATGCATCCGTTGGCACTACAATTGTTCCTAATGTTTGCAAGGCTGCAATTAAAATCTTTGGTACACTTAATGCTCCAAAAACCTCTTCTGCAGTTGAAACTTGGATGTTTTCTTCTGTCATGCTATCTCCTTTATATTTAATGTTCCGTCATCTAGTTTAGCTAACGTAACCTTGCACTTCATTCCTTCACGCATTTTTGCTAATGTCATTTTATACATTGCTGGGAATGCGATGGCCCTAGTTAGGTTTTTATCTTTATCTGAAAGGACTATGTGGCTCATTTGTTTGCCAGCCTTAGTTGTATAAGGTGTAAAGTTTACCACAATATACTCGTCTTCTTCAAGGTCATATTTCTTTCTATATAGGTAGTCTACAAATAAATCATTTGACTCTGGGTTTATGTCTGAAACCTTGATGTATCTTGATATTCTGTTATCTCCCACCAAAATAAAATACATCTGCCCTGTTTCAATTTGTGTTTGCTCTGTATGAAAAAGACCAACAGATCCAGTCTCATCTACAAGCTCTACTCTTGCCCAGCCATTTCCACGTTTAATAGACTTAACCATACCAAACATAACAAACGAACCAAGATCGTCAAAATCTTCAATTGGTTTTGCTTGAGCCTTAATCCTTGGAGGAATGCCTTCAAGATTAAATGTTGGAATGCCTAGGTATTCGTAGTAGTTGTCTTTTTCATTTCCTTGCCTTTTGTTATCATTAAACGCAGCACCGCCGATGGAGTTAAGAGCAGCAATAGCACGGCTATTAATGCCAGAACCTTTTTTCGATGCCTTATCAATGAAGTCGCTGTAATCATTATAAGGTCTTCTTTCTATTATCTTATTTGCAATACTGTCTGAAATAAACTTTACTTCAGCCAAACCAAATCTTACAGAATTTTCCTGTAAAGAAAAATAAACATCTGATTCATTAATATGAGGAAGCAGTACTTTTAGCCCTAGTCTCTTTGCCTCAATTAAATATTCTGTTCTTGCATCTTTATCATTTTCGTTTTTAAGAACCGAGAACATAAATTCCAAAGGATAATAAGTTTTGAGCCAAGCAGTATAATAAGAAAGCATAGAGTAAGCAACAGCATGGGAACGATTAAAAGAATAACCTGCATGAGCTTCAAAGTCATGCCATAGGGCTTCTGCTTTTTTCTTAGTAATGTGTTCTGAAGCCCCAGTAACAAACTTATCCTTGAACTGGTCGAATTCTTTTGCATCTTTCTTCTTTCCAATAATCTTACGTACCTTGTCAGCTTCTGCCCATGTCATGCCACCTAGGTGTACACATGCCTGCATAACTTGTTCTTGATATATAATAACACCATATGTGTTCTCGGTAAAAGGTTTCATGATTGTGTGCATATAATCAACTGCCTCGTTGCCATTTTTACGATTAATGTACGCAGCGCCAACTGTATTCATTGCTCCTGGTCTAACGAGAGCATTTGAAGCAGCTAAATCTTCAAACTTGTCTACCCCCATCTTGATTAAAAGATTTGTGTATGGGGTTGCTTCTGCCTGGAAGACGCCTTTTGTGTATCCGTCATTAAGCATTTTATAAACATCTTTATCATCAAGTGGCATTTCGGAAAGATTAATTGTCTTCCCATGCCTTTCTTTGATTGATTGAAGTGTGTCGGAAATCACAGATAAAGTCTTAAGACCTAGCGCATCTAGCTTAATAAGACCTATATCTGCAACCGTATCCATATCGTATGCGACGACTGGAATTCTACCTGACACCTTATCCTGGGAGTCTTCACGAGATTCTACTGGGGCAAACTTACGCAAATCATCTTTGGCCACAACAACTCCAGCAGCATGCACTCCAACTGATCTAATTCTGCCACGTAGTCTGTCAGCAAGCCAAACAACTTCTGGGTACCTAAGTCTAAACTCTTTTGTATTTGGAGAATCGATAAAATCTTCAAATGTATCTACAGACTTTAATGCACGGTTAACTTCTTGAAGTGGAACCATAAAGACACGAGCAGCATCTCGAACCACTCCCTTGTCTTTAAAATAAGTGTATGTAGAAATGGAAGCAACATGCTTAAACTTTTTCTTTAAATAATCTTTAACTTCTTTTCTTCTTCTGTCTTCAAAGTCTGTATCAATGTCTGGGAAGTCATTTCGCTCCTCATTAATAAATCTAAAAAACAATAAATCATATTTAATTGGATCAACATCTGTAATGCCTAATGTATAACAAACTAAAGATCCAGCAGCAGAACCACGGCCTGGACCAACCATAATATTGTTCTCTTTAGCCCAATTAATCATATCTCCAACAACAAGGAAATATGATGCAAAATTTTTCTTAGCAATAATACCAAGCTCTTCGTCAAGCCTCTCCATATAAATAGGGTCTGAAGCCTTCTGAAGCCTCTCTAAGCCCTTTTCAGCCAACTCCCTTAGTCTTTCATCAGCATCAGTCTTTGGGACTGGCAGGAGGTCTAGACCCTGATAAAAGTCATAGTCGCCTATCTTGTCTGCAATCTCCATAGTGTTTTCATAGATGTCTGTTCGATTAATCCCAGCTTTATTAAAGTCAGCTTCAATCTCTGAACGTGATTGTATAAATAGATTCATATCCTGAAATGATATTCTGCGGTCTGGGTAAAGATAATTAAATCTATCTAACATATCTTTCATGTTTCTAGACATTTCAAAATCTGTATCTTTATCAACCTTTGGAGATGTTGATAGGATTAATAATGCTTCTTCTAATATTCTATCTTCTTCTTTAGCAAAGTGGGCATCTCCTGTTGCCACCGCTTTAATTTTAAGTTTATCTGCTAATTCTAGAAGGGCGGAGTTGATCTCCATAGGGTTATGTGATTGCACTTCCACGTAAAAATCTTGTCCGAAAGTTTGTTTAAAGCCTTTGAGAAGAAGTTCTGCTTCCTCCATGTTACCTTTAGCGATAGCCTTACTAATGAGTCCATTAAGACATCCGCTGAGAACGATAATACCTTCGCTATAATCATTTAAAACCTCTCTGTCAATACGTGGCTTATGATAAAAGCCTTCGTTCCAAGCAAGCTCTTGTAGAATATTTATATTCTCCAGCCCCTTTTTATTTTTCGCTAGCAGAATAATATGGTTGTAGGCCTGAATAGACTTGTCTGTTTTAGAAGATCTGTCAAACCTATCGGTTGGAGAAATGTACGCCTCAACACCAAGAATTGGCTTAATGCCAGTTTCTTTTGCGGCAATCTGCATATCTCTGTGTGAAGAGAGAGTGCCATGGTCTGTAATTGCAATCGCAGTTTGCCCAGCATCTAACGCTGCTTGGCATAATTCTTTAGGTGAATTTAGTCCATCCATTAATGAATAGTAGGAGTGAACATGTAGGTGTGTAAAGCTCATTAGTATCCGCCTGTGCATTCATTTCTAGTATGATATAACCTAATTTTAGTTAATATCTTTTTTGTTGGTGCATATAAATCTTCTTTACAGCATCCACATTTCATATGCCATTCTCTAGCAAAGAAATCGTATACTGCACCTACATAATTTTTATACTTATTTGAAACAAATGTCTCAAATGGATCTGGTATCTCGTAGGTAATCATGTTGTCATTCTACTAAATAATGAAGGGGCAGTCAATAGACTGCCCCAACATTTACTTTCTTTTACCAGATAACGCTTGAGTCGTCTGAGCTTGACTCTTCTGCGTGTGGTCCAGCCTCACCAGCAAAGAATGAATCTTGGTCTGTGTAAGGAAGGTCACGAACTGCAGTAGTTTCTAAGTCATACAATTCAAGTGATGATGAGTCAAAAGGCGTCTCATCTTTTGCTAGAGGAATAATTGTATAGCTTGTGTCTGTCTTTGTACCTGAGCGCTTGATACGCCACATAAGGTTTGTGATAGAACCCATTTCACCAGCATATTCAATTAGTGTTGGTGTAATAGTTTTTCCACTTGAACCTTGTGAAAGAATTGCAACATAAGGATCTTCCTTGCCGTCATCAATAAGAACATTGATGTATAGTCGTGAACGGCCTTTCCAGCCAGCCTTATAATCTTTGCGATGTTGTTCGCATCCGTAGCACTTGCCCTGATCTTCCATTGTGCAAAGTGCTTTGCGTCGATAATCTTTTGGATTTGTGTGCTCAACTGCAATAAATCCCAGTCCAGCTTTTTCATTATATGTAGGTGAATCTGGATCAAGCTCTTGAAGAAAACGAACCTTAACGCTTTCTGCATCTTCAAGCTTTGCCCAACGTGCTTTAACTCCGTCACCACTTGAATGCTGAGGTGCATCCATAACCTTATTTAGTCCCTTGAGACCTTTTACTATTCCCATATTTTTCTCCTTTGTATTTGATGGTATATATCCATCTGTTTATTGTTTTTCATGGGTCCAAGATTGATATTCAATATTGGAAACTGCGTTTTTAATACAGGCTTTAATTTCCTCTTCGGTCATGTCGCCAGCATCTTTTGCATCATGTGGATATATCTTACCATATTCATAAGAGGCCCACAAGAGGTCTTTATTCTTTAGTCTTGATGCTAGGCTGTTTGCAAGCTCACGACCAGCATGGTCTGCATCTGTCATAAGTGTCACCTTATTAAAATATCTATTTATCAGACCTATATTTTCTGTAGATATATGTCCTCCAAGAGTTGCAATTACATTGGGGAATCCAGCCTGATGGACACGGATTGCATCAAAGCTAGACTCTACAATAATAACATGGTCGCCTATTTTTTTAGCACGGTGTATGTTAAACATAGTTTTGCTTCTTGGTAAATTAGTACTATTCTTGAACTTCTTTTCTGATATAGACCTGCCAACAATTCCGACTGGCATTCCGTCTGGGCTATGGACTGGTACTGTAACCATGTCTTGCTTTGGAGAATACCCTAAAGAGAAATGTGAAATAGACTGAAGGTCAATGCCCCTGTTTTTAAAATATTCTTTTGCTTGCTCGCTTTTAATTAAATCGTTATACAGATTCTTTAATGTCTCTTCTGGAAACTCTACGAACTCTGGCTTGTCTTCTAACATTTCATTTAATACATCGTCAAAATTCTCAAGCGCTTCCGTCTCTTTTGAATAAACATATCTCATTGCTTCAAAGTCATTCTTATGTAAAACTCTTTTAACTAGTTCTATCAAAGATCCAGTTTCTCCACATGATGGATTAAAGCATAGCCATGCACCAGTTGTTTTGCTAATACTACAACTTGCGCTATGTCTGTTTGAATGAAATGGGCAATAGAAAGAAACCTCTACCTCTGTTTCACCAGCCACCTGTAAGCCAAGGCTTTTTACAATTGCCTTTATGTGTTGCTTAGAGTATTGCGTGGTATCAGCTTTCCTTGCGTAATTGCTTCGTGCCGCCATGCCGTCTTCTTTCCTACATAAGTCCCATAGAGTGTCATTAAGAACATCCATGTTGATCCATCAAATTCTACCGAAAAGTTGGTGTCTATGTCAAGTACCCTAAGATACCCCTTGTCTCTCATTTGGTGAGTAAGCATGCTTTCGTACTGATGCTTAATTCTAACCATGTCAGAGTCGTCTAGGAATTCAACCCTAACTTGAAATCTTTTTATCGGTTTGTGATTCATTATTTTGGAATGGATTCTCATAAATCTCTTTGACGATACCTCTGTTGATATCCCAATCTAAGTATAAACCAAATTCATGTCCATGTCGATTCTTACGTGAAACAATCTCAATCATGTTAGTTCCTGGGTATCTATGTACGGCCATAGCCATATCAGCATCATACTCAATTGCCTTTGACCATGCTACCTGAGACATCATTGGCGGATTATCTTGATCTGATACATCATCTGCAGTTGCTGCGGTAATATCAATAATAGGTATATTGTTAGACACGGCTAGCATCTTAAACTCACGAGAGACATTTCTGTTTCTTTCTACTTCAGAGTTACTTCGCTTGTTATCATTAAATAGCTGGTGATAATCAAGGATAACTAAGTCTGGCTTATGTTGGTCAATCTTACCCTGAATAGTTGCTGGTGTTACTTCTGTGTTGCCCTCGTTTGAAATAAGAATAAAGCTATTCTTATCTGCAAACTTCTTTGTAGACCATGAACGGAAGTCATCAATGTTAATATCTCCCTTAGAAAAGTCAGATGCTTTAAATAAACCAGAGCCAAGCATTGTATAAATACGATCACGCATATTCTCTGGTGACATTTCCAGTGAGACAATCATTGGCTTAAAGCCCTGTTCCCAAGCTTTGCATGCCAGATAAGATGTGAACCATGTCTTTCCACGGCCTGGCCAGCCGATAGCGACGATTAGGTGTCCTGGAGCCATACCTGTTGGGTATGCTAAATCTATGGCCTCAAAACCAGTCTTGATGCCTGGGGAGCCACCCATCTCGGCAGATCGTACTCTTAATAACTCCATATGCCTAATTGCTGCTTCTGAGTCTGTGATGTCTAAGTCTCTTACGTTATTTGTAAATCGGCTCAGCCCAGCTAATTGTGATTGCATATTTTCAAGCACCCTTGATGCTGCATCTTCTTTAAGAGATGAACCAGCACGAAGTATAATTGTCTTTAGTTTATTTGAAATAAATTCATTCTTTAGTGTATCTAAATAATATCCTGTTTGGCCTTTAACATCTAATGGCTCAAAGTCTTTAAACTTTTCCTGTAAGATACCCGCTTCTGGTACGGCTTTAAATTTATAATAGTAAGACTTTAGACCTTCCCAAATGTCTTTATGAGAAGTAAATAGGTCATCTACGTTATCAGCAAGTAGTGTGCTAATGTCTTTATTCTTACATACTGCTGAGATTAACTCTGCCTCTGTGTTCACTCTACTCCGCCTTGCTCTACCATCTTCTTCGTTTCTTCTAGTAACAAACGACGCTTCGCTTTATCTTTTTCAATCTCTGTTCTTACGGTGTCCATCTTATCAAAGTTATACAAAAAGAACTGGATTGTGTGTCCGTGCTTTGTTAGATGAAAATAGTATTCAAGTAATTCTTTTGCACGATCAAATCCTACACTATCAATGACATCTTGCATAGCCCATTTTTCACGGAACTTGTTAATTGAAGGTGCTTTCCCATACTTCTCTTTGTATAGATTCTGAAATAGGGATAGAAGAATATATGGCTCTTTACTATTTGCCACGCTTTAGCTCTTCCTCTACCTCTTGTGTTTTTTCAATTAACTTGCTTTCAACAAAAGCATACACTCTTTCTGTAGCAGCATCTACCGTTTCGCCTTGTCTTACATCGTCTTCAATGCCTACGCCAATTTTGATGCTCTCGTAATTACCAAGATTTCTAGTAAACGATAAATCTACTTTTACCTTTGTTGTCATTTGTGCTCCTTCATATGCCTAGACAAACTATCGTGTGCGAATATACCCCAACGAAGATCCCATTCCTTTTTACAGACTGGGCATGAAACTGTTCTGCTCATTATTCCGCCCTCCAAACTGGTACAAACTTTCCTTCTTCTGTTTTAGTATACAATATTAAGTTGTTTTTGAGAAGGGCCTGCAATTCAGCTTTGGAAGGAATTTCTTTTGAGTGTCCTGAGTCTAAGATATGCTGGTGTATATCTAGTATGTTCTTTTGATTAAACATATACTGAGACCAATTTTCGCTATCTGGTTGTCCTATTGGATATATCTTTTGAGGGGTAGCAACCTTTTCATTCAAAATATACTCTTGTATAGTTACCCTATGCTTATTAAGCATAGAAGCAACTTCTACAACAGTGTATGCGGTTTCCATATTCTTTTTAACCTGAGAATAAGAATACATAACTCTTTTCTTGTCTGGGTAGCACCAAGCAACCATTTCATCTTTTGATCTAGATGACTTTAGTACCTTATGTATCTTATCGTTTAAGAAGAAATACCGTAAGCTTTTTGGTTTGCCGTTTCTTTTGATTCCAGCCATTTTCCGAAAGCACTCGTTTCCTTATTGCACATCCAGCGTTTGCCGCACATGATACAGAATAATTCCATATGTAGTTTTTGAGAGAATACTCTATCTACAAAAACTCTTCCATTACATTTTCCGCACCACATTATAAGGTAAACAGCTTCCCGTCAACAACGCATGAGTAATCAGGCGCCACGTGGATCATCTGTATATGTGGATAATCGTTGACAATGTGAGCGATAGCAAATCCTTTTTGCCAGTCGTGGTGCTGCATGTACTTCATTCCTGGGCCCTTTTCATCACACATATGTCCTAGTTCGTAGCCTCGGAGTGTTTCACCTTCTCCGCCGTTTCTTAACTCATAAGTAACTAGGTGTGATGCAATTCTGTGTGAGTGACCTCTAATTAAAGATACCTGTAGGTCTTCCATGTCCTTGCGAACGGAACCAGTTGCTGCAATTGATAGTCCGTGGTGTACATGTATATCTCCGAATCGGCGCTTAGGTAGTTCGTTATAGTGAATATATTCATAGCCTAAAGAATCTAATCCCCAAAGGGCTTCTGGAGTGACCTCATTAATATAATCAGGAAGCTTTGCATCTACATAGTTAAAAATTCTAACATCGTGGTTTCCTAGTGCTGAAAATAGTTGCGCTTCTGGCAACATCTCTCTTGTCTTAGTATAAAAATCTCTTGCACCTTTTGCTTCATGGCGCATCATTGGAACAATAAGATCTCGACTGTCGGTCTTATGGAGGTTCAAGAACTCTGCTGAGCGTCCTTCTGTGTACTTGCTATAGCATGCTTGATCATCTGTATCACCAAGGTAGTCAACAACGTCAGGCTTAAACCACTTCATTACCTTAAACCAAAGGGCAATCATCTTGTCATCTTGATACGGGAATTGCTGGTCGGATGAAATCATCCATTTTAAATCGTTGCTCATTTTCTACCTTAATATGTAAAAAAGTCACGAGTACGTGACTTTAGGTTATACTTAATAATAGCATATTGATGCTTTATGTCAAGAGAGTTTTTCTCTTGGATAAAATGCAATAATGTTAAATGATTTCTTTACTGATGCGGTTCCTTTTGCAGGAACATACTTAACATACATTTGTGGTACTCCAGAATCAGTAAAAGATATTCTGTAGTCTCCGTCTTCTCCGCCACCTTCGGCAAGTGTTGCAACTATAGAAAGCTTATCAGAAGTTTGCTCTGATGCTATTAGTGGAGAATTAGCCCAATCTATTTGAAATGGTCCAGAGATACCAGTTCCTTTTAGTGTCAAAGGCTTTGTTCTATATCCCCATACAACTGGTATATACTGTTTTATGCTTCCATCTGGCAGCTTCAATGTATTTTCTAAAGAGGAGGTTTTTTCCTGAAGCTCTTGAACAGCAACAAGCATTTTATTAATTTTTGTAACATCAAAGGGTTCTCCTTCAACTAAAAAATTACCTGCTAGTGATGTTGCCATTATTTTTCTCCAATTCCTGCAATTTCTTTTTCATATTCTTCAACTGCTTCTGACTTATCTTGCAATCCTGCACTTTGAATTGTAAGCTCAGCACGAAGAATTGCAATTTGTGTCTCATAGTTTGAGACTAACTCTCCAATTTTTTGTTGGAGCGCTGTTATAATCAATTCATTTCTATCTGACATATTAATCTTTCTTTAGTTAGTTAGTGATGCTCTTGTGAGTACCAATGCATCTTTTTTAGCTGTCGCTGTTGAAATTCTATTTGTAATTGATGTAATTACTGTTTGATCAATATCAACAATTGCATTGGCTTCAACTAGGTCAAGCTCTGCCCCATATATTGAATATTGCATTTGCTTGATGTGTTGATCAATTATGCTAAGCTTTTCATCTACTGTTAGTTCTACGGTCATTGTATTCCTCCTTTCATTATTATAGCATTTACATGTTATTCGTCAAGCCATTAATTAATATCCTCTAATACCTGGAAAATACGGTGGGAAGAATGGTGGTGTTGAACCAGCAGTTGCCAGTACTCCAGCTGAGTAGGATCCGTTACCCGTAGCATTTACTGCTCTAACAAAATAGTAGAACAAAGATGATGTAGGAGTAACATAAGAAGTTCCTGTTATTGGACCAAAGTCACGACTTGTTCCGCTATATGTGGATGCGCTTTGATACCATATGTCATAGCTTGTTGCACCTGATACTGCATTCCAACTTATTGTAGTGTTTGTTCCATCGTTTGTAGCCGTTACTCCAGTAGGTACTCCTGGCAAGGCTGCGGCTGGGAAGTAAGGTGGGAAGAACGGTGGGAAGTGTGGTGGGAAGAACGGTGGGAAGAACGGTGGGAAGTGTGGTGGGAAGAACGGTGGGAAGTGTGGTGCTATAAACGAAGTCTGGTTTGTAGCAGTTGTCAATGTAGTTGTTCCAACATCAACCGTATCTTTTGTTGTGTCTCTCTTCATTACAGATGTAGCTGTAGCGGTATATGCTACTACAGCTGGTACGGTCCCATTAAAATAAACACGATATTTACTACTTTGAATTGGTGTGGCAGGATAGCTTGTTATTGCAACTCCGTCAATCATATAAGCGGCGGCTGTGGATTGAAATGTAAATCTATCTATAATCATTATGTCAGCATATTGTTGACCAGCATAAAATGTTGCTTCATATGTCATTATATTTGCAGCATTTCCATATTGATATCCGCTCCATCTAACAATATATTTTGATGTATCTGACCAATAGTATAGGGATGTTTGAACCATATCTAATGGTAGAACTGCTAGAACTTTACCAGCTGTAGAGGTAACAGCATCTGCTGAATTTTCTGTAATTACAGTGCTGGAACCTAAAGAAATATATCCATTTGTAGAAACGCTTATCTTATTTCCAAAAGCAAAGGTGTATGATGGTGGAGAATATGTCCATCTTGCATACATGGTTCTGCTTACTGAAGGAGGGCTCCATGAAGCTCCTCCCAAAACTGAATAAAAATAAGTTCCTGATGTGGTTTCTGTAAATCTGTCAAGGACATAATTTGCTCTTGTTGGATTTGGTGCTGTTACTGATCCGCCTGCACTAAATGTAGATGTTGATATAGTTCCTGTTCCATCATTTTTATCCCAAGTAATTGTATAAATTGTTGGTGTGACTGGACCAACCTCTCCACCAGCAACTTGTGCGGAGGGTGTGCCATTAGTTGCAGTAACAAACACTCTAAGGTATCTCCGTACTGGACTTATACCTGTATTCGTATAATCTTCCTGAGTTATTGTATAGGTTCCAGTTGTTGTTGGTGCTGTAATTGTTTGTGTAGATACCAATGTTTCGCTGGTTGCTACACTTGCAGTTCCTCTATATATTTTAACTGTATAGCTTGTTGGTGAGTTTGTCCAAGATCCAACATCAAAATTTAAAACTTCTCCTGGCGATAGATTTGTTCCAGTAAGAGTAGGAGCAGAAGTATTTACTGGAGGGCTAGTTACTGTTATTGTTATTTGTGTGGATGTAGATCTAGACTTATCTCCTTGTGGTGTCCAAAAAAGTGTTGCAGCATAAGTGCCTGCGGTAGCATAAGATTTGGTTACAGAAAATCCAGGATTGGACGTGCCAGGAAAGTTTACCCAACCACCATTTTCAACAGTTCCAGTAGTTGTCCCATCTCCAAAATCTATCTTATATTGTCTTGGATATGATGTGTATCCTGTTGGAAATGAAGTGGTAGTTCCACTAAAAGTTATCGACTCAGCAACTGCTGGGGATGTTTTTGATGCGGATAACGCAATAACTGATTCTGTATTTAAATCAAATTCTCCTCCAGTATCTGCCAACACATAAGGCCCACCATTATTATTTATTACACCGCTAAAATATGTTCTTTGTTGTCCAGGTGTTTGTGCTGTTATTCTAATACCTAGTCTATATCTTACTATACCTCCGCCATATGTATGGGATGCCGCAGGGAAATTTGATGTATTAATAAATCTTCTTCCATCATTTAAATATGCTGTGGTGCCGCTAAGTGTGCCCGTAACATTATATTGTGTTGGCCAAGAGTTTCCATTTGTAAAAGATGAACCAGTTAAAAAATTATAATATACTCCAAGTTGCACATCATATAGCCTATAATCAACTCTATATGTTGTTGAGGCTGTTACATTGTCGGCATCAAATTTTAAATACCAATACCCATCTGTAATAAGTCTATTTAAATAATCGGTTGGATCTCTTCCATTATCATCTTCAAACCTTACGTTACGAATAAATGGCAAGACTCCGCTAAATTTTACTGCTGTTACTTCGGTACTAAAATGTGTTGTAAAAGAATTTTTTAAAACAACTTCTGCAATTATATATGTTCCGACTGCGGGAACAGTTGTTGCCAAAATTGAAATTGCATTTAGGTCTGGTGATGTGCTTGATCCATCTGTCCAGCCAGTTCCAAATTTTTGAAAGTTGTTTATATTAGTAGATGTAAAATAATCTGTTTGAAGTATTGTGCCATTTCTGTAGTTTACTTTATCAGTATGCCTCCACCATCTTACATATGAATTTGCTAGGTCTGGTGAGTTGTACCATTTAGAGGAGGCATAAAATTCCATTTGATATATGCCATCACCAGATTCTGTAAATATAGTTGATGTAATAGATGGGGTTTTTTTAATAATTTTAATTGGAGGCACTGGACCATTTAAAACTGTGGATAAACTTGGGTCTTGATTATTAGTAGCTTTTAATTGATAGAATAAATAATTGCCATCTATTCTATTTCTTGTTGTGTCTGTATTATTAGACAGATTAAATACATCTAATGGGGCTGTTGTTTCTACATCCCCCGAAACTATATCTGATAAATTAACTGACGTTGAAGCAACAAATTTTCTATCTGAGGCTGTGGCTGGTCCATTAAGAAAAAGGCCATCGTGGCCATACAAAATTGTATCTATGTACATATAGCCAGTGGCTTCTGTTCCATTATAAGAATTTAATCTAATGTTTATTGGGTCGTCTGGGTTTGTTGAAGGTGCAATTTTTGGCCACACTTTTTGCCAACCAGATTCTACTTTTGCCCAGACAGAATTTATTACAGACCAACCACCAGTACTAGTTTTAGCAAATACTTTTTTAGTGGTTGACCATGTAGTGGAACCAGTCTTAGCAAATAAACCCATTCAAATTACCGTTCTACCCATCAATATGTTACCATGATGTCACCAATATGACCAACACTGCTAGGTGGGGTATATGTGCTAGCAGCACTTTTAACATAAATATTTCTTATATAAGCACCAGTTGAACCATTTGGATAGTAAAGAGGTGCTCCTTTTCTCATTCTCATTCTTCCGTCAATTGTTACAAATGAAGGATGGCTTGCAGAAGTTGCGCCTTCGACATTAGATGTATTTCCTATGTACAAACCAGTTGTTCCTGAAGTTATTATAGAGTGTCCACTTGCTGAAAATGATGCTGCTACCGCTGAGCCTCCATACAGCTCAAGTGTATTTGCAGCTTTTACAATCAAAGACCCAGTTGAATTTATCAACCCGTCTGTAAATGACATTGTTATTGTTTGATTACCTGAGTTTATTGTTGAGCTAGTTCCAGCATTTCCATTATCGCTATCTTCAGCTGCATTTGTGATATCTGAAACTGTAAGGACGCCGCTAAAGCCTATCTCTTTTGTAATATTAAAACTACTTCCAGTAATTGTTGCACCAGTTATGTTTCCGCCATTTATTGTTCCAGCAGTTGCACCAGAGCCATATGCCTGTATGGTGTTTGCAGAAATTCGCCAACCACTTGTAACATCTCCATTTGCATCTACTGTTCCAAATCCTCCGCTTGTTGCAGTAACTTTTCCTCTTATTGTTGCGCTGTTTGCAATTAATGCTCCTGCGTGTGTAACGCTAAATGGTGCCGCTGCAATTTGTGCATCAGTGCTTGAGCCAGATGTTGCTAATGCGCCAGCCCATATTCCATATGATCCACTTCCAGATACTCCGCTTGTAGAAGTTGCTGCTGATGGCGAGGTTACAATTCTTGCATTGGTTGCCGAAGACTCTAGTGTTACGCTTCCAGAACCAGCAACGCTAGATATTGTATTTGCTCCAACCAACCAATAGTTTGAAGAAGATCCAAGTCTACCTCTTTCGGTAGCAAACGTTACTCCACCTGCAGCTGCGTTTGCAAATATAGATGTTGTTGCTGCGGCACCAGCACCATCTGGATAAGCATAAATTCCTGCTGAATTTAATACTGTTCTTTGGCCAGAGCTTACTGCACCACCTGAATATATGGTTCCAGTTACTCCAAGGTTTCCAGTAACTGAAGACGTTCCAGTAATGGTTACTGGGGATACTATGCTTAGTGAGCCACCAGTAGATGTTATACCAGTGCCAGCTCCACCTGCTCTAAAGTTTCCATTTGAATACCAATAGTTATTGTCATCGATATAAATTCCGTTAAAGCTGTCCTTTACCCCTTTACCAAATTTCATATTAGTTGCATCAATTGCTAAAGCGCCTTTTAATGTTCCACTGTCTGCGTTAATTATTCCATTTACTGTTAGGTTCCCTGCCGAAGAAAATATTAGCTTATCCTTTAAAGAAAATTGTCCAGTAGAATCTAAATAAAATCCTGTATCGACATTTCCATGTAATGCACCTGTTCCGCTAAATATTACTCCGCCAGTTCCAATTTTAAATGTTTTGCCAACAAATAAATTATCTGCATCCATTTGAGTTGCTGTTATAGATCCAGCCAAAATTACATTTGCACGTACTGCGCCAGCTGCAATATCTCCATTATCAACTTTTGATGGCTTTTCAAATGCTTGAGTCCCAGCTGCTGCTGAACCGTCAACATCTTTAGCAATTATTTTAACGTAGTATATTGTATCGTATACAAGAGGTGTTCCAGAAATTGTTTTTATAATAGCAAATGTGCCAGCTACTTCAAGTACTTTAGTTGCTATGGATGGTGTAAAGTTATTTGTTGTTGAAGCATGCACTTCATATGTAACAATATCTGCATTAACAATAGGAGTCCATCTAACCTCTAAGGCTCCATACAATGGCGTTACAACTGGTGTGGGTGAAGATGTCGGGGCAATACCATCACTTAGTCCGCCAGATGTATTTGTTGTAAAGGCTGCGCTGGAGGCTGATGCTGAGAATGTTCCAGATACGTCTTCCGTAAATACAGTAACTTGATATATTGAAGAAGGACTTAATCCAGAAAAAGATATGTTTGTGCTAAATGAATACTGGGTTTGAATCAGTGTATTTGTTGTGGCTGGGTCTTTTCTTAGCTCTACTTTATATTTTGAAATTGAAAGTGCGGTTGTTGCTGGTGCTGTCCAGGACGCTACTACTCCTACTCCACTGCTTAAGTTTGATAGCGTAACATTTGATGGTGCGCCTGGTGCGGAGGATGCTGTGACTGCGCTGATGTCTGCGCTGTATGCACTGTAGTTAGAAAAAGAATCTCCTCCGCTAACGCCAATATTATATGTAGTGTTTGGCTGTAGACCTTTTATTGTCCATGAATTTGATCCAACTGAAACTGGTGTTAGGTCGTATCCATAAAGAGATTCGGTTGACTTCTTATATCTAACGTATACATTTTTAGTGTCAGCATCAACTACTGTTATTGTTATAGGTACAGTGGTAGCGGTTGGGGTTCCAGCGCTTACTGAAGGTACCGCTGGCGGTGTGCCGTCTGACGGGTCAGAATTCTTTGGCGATACTGTTGCTACATTAGAATATAATGGTGTGCCATCTGGATTCTTTGGATAGCCGCCTATATTGTCATAAACTAACGCTCTTACCCATCTTTGTGCTGTGCTACTTCCAGTAGATACTGTAACTGGATTAGATGGGCCAAAAGAAACTCTGTTAAATCCAGATGAGGAACCAGTTAAAGATTCTTCTATGCTTATATTATTAAATGCTTTTTTTGATGCTTCGTCAAGTTGATCTGTGTACGAAACCTTGTATCCGCCAACCAGTTGTGATACTGTTATTACTGGTGCGGTAAGAATTGATTCGTATGCAAGAAATGCAAATGGTACCTTTAAGCTTTCTCCGTTATATGTATCGGTTGACCAAACAGAACCAGAAAATCCTGGGTTTAGCTGTGGTCCAAAATAAGTATTGCTTAGATCTTCTCCAAGCTCATATCTTTGTGTATCGCCAGGGACTACTGGGAATTCAAAAGTAAAGCTTATATTTGTTGATGAGGTTAAAGTAATTTTATTACTCTTAATATACTCATTTCCAACTGCTGCTGGGTTTTGAGTAAATGTAACTACAAACTTTGTGCCTGACCAAAATCTTTGTACGTTAGTAGGCGTATTTGGTCCAGTCTGGATTAAAGCTTTTGTTTGAATGTCGCTATCTAATGAAGGCACTCCTGTTTTAGTATATGCGACTAGCTTGACATTATATGTTAGCTTTGGGGTTCCTGGAATAAGTAGGAAACTTGATTTAATAAATACTCCAGCAGATTTCCATTCTGTATCTGTTGATAGTTTATACAATACATCTACATATCCAAATTCTTTTCCGTATTCGTCTCCATCTACATCTACTCCCTGCCAATTTACCTTTAGCTTTCCTTGAAAAACAGTTAGGTCTGTAGGGAGGAACTTAGGTCTCTTTAAAGTATCTTCTCCTGGGGTTGTAAATGTTTTATATGCTGAATAATCTGATATCGTTCCGTCTTCGTACACCCATGCAAATTGTAGTGGAAACTCCGTGTCTGGTGATAGATTTGGTATGCTGACAGTCCAGTATTCAGAGTCATATACAGACTCCTCAACTTTTTGATTTATGTCAGCCTTTTTGTCCAGGTCTAACGGAAGCTTTTCTACCACGACAACTGCAACCTATATTCTATATCTACGGATCGTCCAGCAATTTTATTTAAGGCTGATGCCAAAACAGATCTGCTAATTATTCCATAATTTACATCATAAGTATCTTCATCATTAATTCTAAGTCCATCAAAGTAAACAGTAGTATTCTGTCCAGACTCTGGGAATGTTTCTATTCCAATTTGATTAATACGTGATATCTCTGGGAGACCTACTTTATTTGTAAACAAGTTAGTAAGTAATGAGAATGGTATATCATATCCAGCAGTTGAGTTTGGAGTTAAATCAATATAGTAATATTCTGTATCTGAGCTGTAGAATTTAACTCTAATTTTATTTAAATAGTTGTCTGCTTGGTATATTGATAAAGCTATTGTATCATTTACACTGTACCCCGACATGTCTTTTACATTCATAGAGTATTTGTATTCTTTTGATGTGTTCCCAGTTGTTGACCAGTATACAGTTGTTGGCCCAATTCTAGAATACAATGGGGAAATATTTGCCGATACTCCAGCATTTGTCCATTCGGTTTGGTCATCAAATGAATTTAAAACTTGATCTGAATAGAATGTCTCGCTAGATTCTCCTAGAGGGTACAGGCCAACCTCTTTAATTAATCCAGTAACACTTGATGGAATCTTTGCACTATATATAACAGTATATGTGTATGCAGATAAAGATTCATTCCATTGAATGTCTATGCTTCCAAACGATACTGGGGCTTTATAGAATTCAAACTGCAGCTTGGTATCAAGCTCAGTTGCAGCATTTGATCCTATTCCAAGGGCAATGTCTTTATTCCTAAAGCTTGTGTTCCCAGCAATAAAATTTGTAAGAAATCTTTTGCCAAATCGAGTTATGACATTTTCTGAACGGCAGATTTCTTTGCCATCCTCATAAAAAATATAAGTTCCTTTTATCATTTCATCTCCTATAGTTGAGGCACTTTGGCATCAAATCCTTTTATCTTCCCGCCGCTTGAATTTCTAAATTTAATTTTTAATGTGTATATGACCGCTTGGTTTGGAGTTAATTTTTTCTCGTATGTAAATCCTATAATATCGTCCAGGTCTGGTCTTGTCTTGTCTGGATCTCCTGGATCTCCTGGACCATCTGGGACGCCTACAAGTTTTGTATACTCTGGGGTTACTATACTTTCAGATTTAATAAACCTTGGGTCTAAAAGCAATGCGTCTGGTGAGCCCTGCTGTACTACTATCTTAGGGGCTATTCCGACTTCTTGTTCTTTTATCTTTGCCATATTTTTATTATATCATTTCCATGTCTACAGAGACCTACAACTAATGCTAGTTGTCAATCCGTTTTCTGAGTACCCGTGGGTTACTGAATTGACAATAAATTTAGACGTATTGGTATTAGAGTACCCCTGATATGGATAGAATATTGAAATTACATCTCCAGGAGATACTACTGGGTTTCCAAAAATTTCCATGTCTACCACTGAGCCCTTGTTTATAGCACTTTCTTTAATCCAGTTTCCCAGAGCATCAGCATCTTCATTTGACTGAATCCACTTTGATTCAAATATGAATGGCTCCTTTTTTACATAATCTTTAGTTGTGGTTTCTATTACATTTTCAAGCTGCCCTGAGCTATCAATAGTATTGCCTATTATATAAAAGCTTGCGCTTGTGTTGTCTTGGAGTGGAATTGGAGTAGAGGCGTTGTTTAAAACAAAAGCTTCTCCTTCATAGTTAGTTAATCTTTGAGCAACAATTGAAGCGTATTCATTATTTCCAGTAGAGAATCTAACTGGCATTGATGGCCTAGAATCAAATTTTAGCTCAACGTGATGTAGCTCTCTTACGGTTGTTCCAAATTCGTCTATTGACGCTGATGGTATAGATTTATTTTCTAGACCCTGAAAGTTCAAATCTCCAAAAGCCATGCTGATTAGGTCTTTTGAAAACTGGCCCGTGTATCTGTTTGTTCCATATGAGTCAGACTTCCACTCTGACTCTGTTATACTCATTCCGTAAACATAATCAAAATAGCACGTTCCCTTTTTAGCAAAAATTCCAACATTATTAGTTATAGGTATTAAATTATTAGCAAACGTTTTATTGTTTGCTATTGGCCCGTATGTATCTACTGCTGTTATATTGTATCCATTAATCCATATTTTAATTTCAACCTTATTTGAAAATGCTTTAATTTTTACATCTATATTAAATGCTCTTCCACCATAAACTGCATTTAATGTACTTACATTATTCACATATTCATTTGTTAATTTTGTTTTTCTTCCATAGGTAACTCCGTCTTCTGTTACTTGGTATGATTTAAATATATTTATGTTTTTTGAATTTCCATATATAGCATTTGGTGTTGTGTCTAGTTCAATAAAGTAACCAGTTTTCCCACCTGTCCCTAGTGCAAAAGCAAGGCCTCCACACTGAAGTGGATTTTCCTGTGCATCGTCCATAAAGAATGTTGTTCCGAACGCATAATAAGACGCTCCAGTATATGCATTTGAAGATACCAATGCTGGGGTTATTGAGCTAAATGCTTTTTGCGAGACCGTGTAGGTTGTTGAGTCTTGGGTCTGGGTTATCTTTTTAAATGTTTTTTCTGCTCCTACATTTTTTACTAGTGCCATTATTTTATAACCACCGATCCAGAGTCTACCCAGCCAGTTGAGGTTCTTACATAATGAGTAACTGCTGTGGTGCCAAGTGCTCCTCGGCCAGCCAGTGTTCCGTCTGCGTTTGTTTTAATTCTGTATACGTCCACTGGCTTAAAAAATTCAGATGTTCCGTAGAATGATGGAACCATTGCTCTATATTTATCAACATCTACTTGTGAGGTAGCCCAGAAAAATTTAGGACCAGAGCTATCAATTCTATATTCATACCCTATTGCATCATATTCAATAATTTCAGATTCAATCATTAGATATCCAGAAAATTGATAAAGTGCTGGAACTGAATTCCCGTAGGCGCTTGATACATTTGCTACAACGTTAACTACGTAATATTCTTTTCCGTCTCTCATTGGTGTTTTGGATTGTGGGTAAGGCAGGTCTACAAGCAAGCCTCCTCCACCTAAAAATGTTACTGGTGACTGCCATATTGGAGCTGCGCTGTTTGCCTGGTTTGTTATCTGTGGGACTTGCCATCTAACAATAACTTGGTTGGTTGACGGGATCTCTCTTTTTTGAAATGTTAATATATTTGGTATTCGTGTTACTCCGCTAACAACTGTGTCTTCTGCATAAAAAGAAAAGCTAGAAGATCTAGTAGCATCGTATATATAATTTCTTGTATAGAATTGTAAAATGTTATTGTCATCAAAGAATGCATTCATTTGAGTATCCATGCATATTTGCTGTATTGTATCCCAAACTGTCATCGAGTCATCTGTTGAAAAGTATTTTATGCTTCCAATAGAATTGTCAACTGACGTTTCAGTTGTGGTTGTATTAAAGTTATAGTTTGTCATTCCAACGTTATCGAGTATTGCTTTTATTACGCTTGTTGTTGGGTAAGACTCTAGATATAAATTTGGCATAAGCGTCTCTTGCAAATATTTTGCTCCATCCAAAGCTTGTATAGAAACTTCACCAAATTGACTTCTGCTATATTCATTTATAAAATATGTTCCTTGAGGTACTGTTTTTATTACTCCATCAACATCTAAAGCAATTGAAATATCTATCTGTGCATTTTTAATTAAATAGTTTTTTTCTGGTATGAGGTGGCCTGGCGAAGCAATAGAATCATCGTATGCCAAATACTCTATTGAAGAGTTATTGTATTTAGCAAGATCAATAGATAGGCTATTTGCTGTTACAGATCCAACTGGTAAAACTCCATCTGCGCCAGAGTTAGAAGACTCTTTTGTTATAGAAAAATTAGTTACATCATCAGATATATCACGGACAAGCCTTGGAGATATTTCTATTATTGCAGTAACTCTATCTTGCATTCTGTTTGTGGCAGCTACGGCTACCTCTATAACTTTTTTGCTATTTGCTGGAACTAAGGAAGAAGCATTTGTTGTCCAAGATGATCCATAATAAATTATAGATTCTCCATTTGAATTTGGGGCTGCCGAGATTGGGCCAGATGAAGTTAAATCAGAATACTTTAATGTTATTGTACATGCAGATGGAATCTCATGATACTTCTCAAACTTAACAACAACCTTATTTGTTAATACAAATTTTGGATAAGTTATTGTCATTGAGGCATTAGTGTTAATAGCAGATATCCAATACTTATATGTATTGTCTCCGCCTGCAAAATATAGCCTTGGCAATGAATTAGATTTACCTGCATCTTTTGCTCTTTGGTGAAGACCTGGTTCACCAGTTCCAATTGGAAGTTTAGTTGTTGGGTTTATCTGTCCAGATGCTGTGTAAATATAATACTTAGCTCCAGAATATACTGGTCTAAATGGTTGTATAACTGACTCGGCTGGGAACAGTTTCTTATATGGCTTTGTTCCGTTTGAAGTATATTCTCCGCTTGATGTTACTGTTATATCTTTAATCATTGAGTTCATGTTATATTCAATGTAGCATTTTACGCTTGGCTTTAGTGCTCTAGCAGAGTATAGATGGTTTAATAGTGTTGTATCTGAAGTGGCCATTAGACTTCATCCAGTGTTATAGATACGCTCCAGAATGGTTCCAGGCCTCTTTTTAAAACGCTAAAGGACGCACTCTGAAACATTACTTTTACAACTTCTCCAGTGCTTTCTTGATTGGTTCCATCCGTTGCCAGATTAATCTTTATATTAAATGCGCCTCTGCCTTCAGGGCTGTAATAAAAATTCTGTATATCTTCTGCTCCCCATTTTCCATCTACTGTTAAATCTGTTGAGTGTGGAAGCATGTCCCAAGAAAGGCTGAATGCTCTTTTATCTGCAATCCAAAATTTTCTTAATGATCCATTAACCATTCTTGTTTGGGTTTCTATTCTTTGTGGGCTAATATCAAAAGCAGATCTGTTATGTTCGGTGACTTTATGGTAGGCGCCATTTGATTCTATCTGGAGAATTGAGCCTCTAGGCATTAGCATATATAATCACTTCCTATTCGTTACTACTCGACCCATTGTTGCGTTAACGTTTCGCATTCTTTGGTCAAATTTATTCATTACATCGTCAACAGTTACATTTGTTCCATTAAGCTCTATGTTAACATTATATACTGTTTGTGAAGAATTTGCTACTCCGCCAGTTGCCATATTGGCTTTAATTTTAGATCCAGATGGAATATCATATCTTACTGCTAATCCGCCTTGAGCCATTCTATTTATTGTATCAAGATTCTGGTATCCGTATGCGGATGCAGACTTAGCATTAATTACATACTCACCATTTGAAAGCATAGCTGGAATAGAATCTGATGTCGCACTTCCAGCACCAAACACTGGTCCGCCTTTTGCCTGCCTAATTATCCTGCTTCCTTGAGTTGGATCGTAAACTCTATAGGTTTTTCCAAGATACTTGAAATATTGATCTTTTTGTAAACCTAGCTCTGTTGCAATTTGCACCTTGGCTGGATCGGTAAGGATTCCTCCATCTCTAGTTTTATATTTATCGTAATTTGTGGGCACTGGAATAGCATTTTCTTTTGACCAGCCTCCGTCTTTGCCCTGGCCTCTCACTGCAAGCATAACATCATAAAGTGTAGCTCCGCCCTTGATTGATTCTGCTGCCTTTAAAGATATATCATTTGCCGCAGCTCCAACTTTTGCATCAGCAATTCCTGGAACATATGAGGTAACTGGGCGACCATTGTAAGTAGTAGAAATTTTACCAGCAAGGGATTCTCCCTTAGAGCCAATCATTGTTCCTTGAAATATATCTTTTACCATAGAAGCTAGGGCTGAGTCTTTGCCTGTTGCATCTTTAGAAAGATTTTGTCCTAGTGCGCCAAGGTTTCCTCTAAATGCTTTAATAGCTTCTTCTTTGTCTTTGCCTTCTGCCATTAAATTAATATTTGCTTTTTCTTTAAGTAAATTTTCATACTCTAGCTGGTAAGTTTTAATCTTATCGAGTCTAATTTGAGTCTTTGCTGCTGCTTCTTGAAGCGCTGCAAGTCTCTTTGCTGAAGCTTCTTGCTTTGCAGCAAGACCTTCTTTCTTTTTATTTAAAGCATCGATTTCCTTTGCTTCTTTTTCTCTTATTGCATTTATTGCTAATTCTTTTTGTCTTTGGTCAGCAAGCTGCCTAATCTTAATTTGTGTAAGTGCAGCACCAGCCATGTCGCCTTTAGCCAAAGCGTCTTGATTTTCAATTTGTAGCTGCTGCATATTTGCATTAAAGTCATTAGCCTTTTGTTCATCTTCAATTGCTTTAATCTTTGCATCGGCTTCTTCTTGAATCTTTTTTATCTTTTTATCTATAGCCTTGATTTCATCTTCTATGTTACCCATTGCCTGGTTGTGAGCTTTTTGTTGTGCCGCCAGCCCCTTACCTATTTGCAACTGCAACTTATTAATTATTGTTTGAGATTTACCTAATACACCAGCCCCAGTTTTTTCTTGCGCTTCTATTGCAGAGTTTAGACCCTCTTCAAATTGTGCTATAGCAATTGCTTCTTCTGCTGTTATGTGTTTTAGATCAGCTCTGACTCCTGACAAAACAATTCGCCATTTAGCAAATGCGCTTGCAGTAGTATCTGTTGTATTTAAAATTTCTTGTAGAGCAGGGTGTGTCTCTTTGAGACTTTCTATCTGCTCTTTAGTGAGAGTATTAGTTGACCCTGTCTTAGAATTTATGTCATCTATTGTCATCTTGTAGGCCGTCGCTTCATCTATAACATTACCCATTGCATCTTTTGTTCCGACTAATGCTTTCATGTTTGCATCTATTGCTGCCGTGGTGTTTGACAAAGCGTTTCCTAATGCTTCTCCCTTAAATGAAGACTCTGCTTTATAGCCACCGCCAGAAGCTTGAACAAGCTTTGTCTCTGCCATTTTCTTGTTAAGCTTTTCTACCATAGATGTAGCAGCAGTGGTTTTATCAATAATTTCGCCAAAGCCTTTTGAAGATATTGCATTAAAAGCCATGTCTGCATTTTTTGATGCTTTAATTATTGCAAATATTTTATTTGTTGCTTGTTGCGCTGACATTCCTGCGGCAACAAATTGTGCCTTTAGGTTGGTAGCCATTTCATTAACAATCTTTTGTTTTTCTTGAGTTGATGCACTGCCACTTCCAGCATTGCTAAATCCTTCAACAAGTTCTTTTTGACTTGCTTTAGCTTCTTTAATTGCTTTCTTAAGTTCAGCAATAGTTAATGATAGGCCTTGAACTCCAGCGCTATTTAAATTCTCAAATGCAGCTTTTCCTTTTGCGCGAGTTAGCTCAAGCTGTGCGTTAACATCTGCAATTGAATTAGACATATTGTTATATCTAATTCCTGCTTCTTGTGCGCCCTTTTTAGTTATACCGTTAGAAAGAATTTCTTCTTTTCTATTTTGTGCCTGCTCTTCTCTATATCGTTTCCACAACATAAAGAGTCCGCCAAGTGCAAGTGATACAAGACCAAGTGGTCCCATCAATGCTGCAATTCCTGCCCTTAAGGCAATAAGTATTTTTGGACCAAATGACCCAAGAGCTTTTAGAGCGCCACCCATACCAGCAATATAGGTTCTTGCTTTAGTTAACATTGGAAGCAGTGGTGCCATTTGCATTGCCATTCCAGCAAAGGTCATACCAGATCCTACGGTACCTCCGATTTGTTGACCACCCATCATCATGGCCATTCCAGCCATTGATGAGGCCATGCCAGAACTTGGATCTGGAGCAATAATATTTCCCTCTGCATCTAGCTTTGGTGTTCTTATTGTTCCAGTGCCTCTAACTTTTGAACGGAATGCAGAATACTTTCCATAGCCATTTTTATTAGACCTAACCATACCGCCAAGAGCATAGTTTGAAACTATTCCACCATTATTTTTTGGAACAAATAGTTCTGGTCCTTTTTCTCCAACAAGATATGGCTGTCCAGAATTTACTGGTCCGCCCATTGCTCTTGCTTGAACCATTCCGCCCATATTAAATCCATTGGCATCGTTCTTAAATGCATTATCTGACAAGCTAGCAGCATGTCCTCTTTGTCTCATTCTTAATTCTGATTCTGTTTTTAATTTGAGAAGTGCAGCTGGGGATAATGCTTTTGTAGCAGATGTCTTTACTGCAGAATGGATGCCATGGAATTCTTCCCAGTTAACATTTCTTCCAGCCTTTAGTCTATCTATCATTGCTCTATAGTATTGTCTTTCATCTATACTCAAATCAAACTGAGCTATTGTTTTTTCTAATTTAGGAAGAACACTATCTATCTCAGCAATCATTGCTTCATGATAGTCTTTTGCTTTCATCCCCTTTGGAATATTTAATGTAGATTCAGCAAAGAATTTTTTAGCCCCACCCTTAACGCCTAATAGGTTAATACGAGCTTGATCAGACATTGATGGCATATCACTTGCGTATGACCTCTTGCCAGATGCCATTTTAAATACACCAGCAGTCCCTACATCGGCTAAAGTTGAGCCATATAGGTTACTTGCACTAAGATCTTTATCTCCTCTTAGATTCGCTGCTACGAGCTGTTTGAAGTATTCTGATTGTGTAAATGTTCCACTTGATTTTGCAAATGCTTCATCAAATGGTGACTCTAAAACAATTAATTTTCTCTTACCAGTAGGATCTGTTGGATCTATCATTGTTTTAATATCTTGTCTTGGTGCATTTAATCCATGTGCTTCTCTTGCAATTATTGTTGCTCTTTGTTCCGCCAAAGCAGCTGTCTCATCCATTACTGGTTTAACAAATACCATAGAACCATCTGGCTTTTTATATAATCCGCCAATTCCAGAAACTGGGAAGCTTCTTCCAGTAGTTGGGGAAACAAGCATTCCAAAATCAGTCGGGTCCATGTCAGCAAATCTGCTTGTCATCACTGAGGAATTAATTTCTTCCATTGCAAGTCTTGCTTTTCTTTGCTCTTCTACTGCTTTAATTCCCCTTGGCATTCCAAGGAAGTGTCCTTTTTTAGATGCTCGATATGCATCAATCTGTGGTTTAATCCAAGGGAATCTTTCAAGATTTTTTTGATGCTGTGCTGTTCTTCTTACTTGCTGTGCATCTGCAAATGCTTTTAATCTTGCAGCTGCAGCAGGATCTCCATAAGCATACTTTCCTTGACTTACCATTCCGCCAATCATTCCACCATCATTAGCAAGCTGGAGTTTTCTGCCTCTGATCATAATTGTTCTTGGTTGTCTTTGTGTTTTTGATTTAGAAGGCGTTCCTGAACTTCTAAATACCTTCATATCTCCACCAAGTGCACGTACAAGATTTTCTGGTATCGGGCCTCTTCCATTCCACTTTCCAGTTTTTAGCCATTTTTCAATTACTGGTACGTGTGCTCTGTAATCATCAACGTCTTTAAATCCTAAAGCTACAGAAAGCTTATGCGCTCTTGCCAAAGCCTCATCTCTGGTTAATGGCACTGTGTCATCTATAATTCCTCTTAGATGCAGTCTGTTTCCAAATCTATTGAATGGATCATGTGCTGCTTCTCCAAAGTATCCTCTTGCTGCAATATTTCCTGTGCCTCTTTCTATATGTGCACGGTCACGGTCATGATATATTGTAGAGCCTGGGTATCTCTTTTTTAATACAGACAGGATGCTTTTTCTTATAGTTGCGTTTCCGCCAGCTTTCTTCTTTTTTTCTTTATTCCAATCAACATCATTCATTCCGTTTGGTCTTGTTATAACAAGCTCAGGAAAATTGTCATGCATAAACTTTCTTTGAGACTCTGTGTATGTTAAGCCTTTACCAGTTCTTACATATTCTTTATGACTTTCAATAGATGCCTTTACTGCTTTTTCTGCAATATCGACTGCTTGGGTTGGTGTCATATTCATGTCTTTAGAATTATTTAATATAGCAGCAGCATCATTTTGAATTAGGTTAGGAACAATGTCATCTTGATACGAATTGCTTGTTAAGAAGTCTAAATACTCTGATGTTTTATTAAGTTCATATGAGCCACTTGCTTGAGCTGGGAACATGTCTTGCATCTTTCCATAATTTCTAATTCCGCTTCTTACCATTCCGCCAAGGAATCCACCAGAATTAAATTCAATTCTTGATCCACTATTTGCTCTATCAAGCATTGGCTTATTTGCAGCTGTGAACTCTGGGTCAAAGTATGTTTCTCTTGGTGTTAATATTGCATCTACAACTTTTCCTCCGCCTGCGTATTTGTTCTTTGCCATGTTTACTAGGCTAGGATTTTTACGTGATGCTTCTTGATTAAGTATATAGCTTCCTTCTGGAAGTTTTGCTGGGATCATATCGTAATCTACATTTGCTGGTCCTGGTACAACTGATCCATGCTTTGAAGGATCGTATACCATTCCACCTTCATTTCTTCTAATAATAGGCTTTGTTGTTTCTGTACTGTAGCCTCCGCCAGAAGTTCTAACTCCAAGAGATCTTGCAATCTTATCTACAAGATTCTTTGTTGTTCCTTTGTGGAACATTTCTTTCATGTTAGATTTTCCAGTTATTGGATCTACTGTTGGCTGTGACGTCAGTGGGACTGTTGTAAGATTAATTGTTCTTCCCATGCTTGCTGCAACCATCTGGGATGTCTCTGCCATCATTGCTTCTACCTGTTGATTGAGTGCAATAATCTTTGCTCTTGCCTGATCTACAGTTATTTTGCCAGCCTTAAGTTCTGCTACAATTGCTCCACCTTCTGCAGCTGCCATAGATGTTAGCTCTACCATTGGTGGTAGCATTGCTGAATACGATGCGGATAGTTCTGCTGTTACAGTTCCAGTTGCAGCAACTTCTTGCTTAAGTAGTGCAAGTTCTTCTTTTGACTGCATTGCAATTGCCGCTGTCATTGAGTGCCACTTTGCGGCTTCGCTTGCCACTATGCCTGTTGAAACGCTGTTTACAGAAGTTACTCCAGGAACTCTTGGAAGATCTCCGTCCATGTACATCTGTGGGTTATTACTAATCTTTCTATTTACTGGACCAGTTCCAGGAACTACTCCAAATATTGTTCCAAGCTGTTCTTGTCCAGATGGAATTGTGTGAGACATATCTCTAGAGTAAGGCTTGCCCAAATAAGGGCTGTCTTTATCAACAACTCTATCAAACCCTGCGCCTGAAGTGACAGCATTACCTGCGATTGTGCTAACGTTTACACTTGAGTGAGTTGCCTGTGTTGCCATTGCTGCTTTTGTTTGCAAAATATCAAATGATCTAGACAGTGCTAGTACTGCATCTTCAAATACCTTTGCTGCCTTTGCATCGCTATAGAATGATTCTCCTACTGCTTTTGCTGCAGCATCTGCTGCAACTAGCTCTGGGGTTAGAAGCTTGAACTGCTCTCCGCCTTTAAAGAATTGCTTTAGGCTAAACATTCCCTTTACTATGTATCCAAAGAAGTTTGCAAGCACACCAGTAAGCATGATAAGTGGTCCAGCAACTGCAGTCAGTCCGCCCACAAATGTTAATATAGATTTAATTGGTCCAGGAAGTTTTCCAACAAACTTAACAATTCCATCAATAACATTTAATATAAAAGTATTTATCTTTAAGAAAGATTCTCCAATAACAGCAAGGTCTGCCTTTACTGATTCTAGAGCTCTGCGGTACTTACCAGATGCAGACTCTGTCATCATTTTTAATTCTCGGTCAGAGATAGCTGCTAATTCTTGTGTGCTGGCTTTCATCAAATCTAAAACCTGCAGCGTCTGGCTTCCTTCTTTTCCAAGGTTTTCAAACAGAGCAGACATTCTAGCAAACTGGAACTTTCCAAATAGCTGCTCAATTGCTTTTGATTTGCTTAGTGGATCAAGGCTATCTAAAGATTTCTGTAGTGCAACAATTGTTCCTGTTAGGTCTCCAGCATTAGATGTAACAATTCCAGCTATATCAATTCCAAATCCAGCAAACATTTCTCTTGCAACTTTTGTAGGGTTAATGAGAGATGCCATTGCAGATTTAATTGCGTTAGCTCCTTCTGAGGCATTTACTCCGCCTTCTTTCATTGCTGTTAGGTAGAGAGCTAAATCTTGTACGTCTCCACCCAATGATTTAATGACTGGACCAGCTTTTGGAATTGCTTCAGTTAGATCTGCAAGACTTGTTGATGTCTGGTTTTCAACTGCGTTGAGGAAGTTAATTGATTCTGTAAGCTCTTGTGTGTTTTGCTTAAATGCATTTTGAATAGCAAGAGTTGCTTTCATTGCATCTTGTCTATCTACTTCACCAAGCACCGCAAGTCTTGTTGTTTCTTGTGTTGCTTTCATTAAGTCTGCGCCTTGTTTACCAGTGGCAGCAAGATCTGCAGCTAGTGCGATTGTGTCTTTAAATGAAACTCCATATGCCGATGCCATCTCTTTGGCTATACCAGTTACATCTCTTCTGACCTTTTCAAGCTCAGCAGTAGTAGATGCAGTTAATCCGCCATAAACCTTTTGTAGTCTAATAAGCTCGGCGTCTGCGTCTCTGAACGCTTTTGATGCTGCTGCGCCAAAAGCAGCAATTGGTACAGTAAGTCCAACGGTAAGCTGTCTACCAGCCCACTGTGTATTCTTACCCCAGTTAATTAATTGATTAGATCCATCTTGCATGACCTTGTTCATTATTGCTTGCTCTTGTCTTAAGAGCTGAAGCTTGTTTTTGTTTTCATCTAAGCCTCGTGCAACCATTACGTTGTATTGCATCAAGCCCTGAGCATTTTTACCAAGTGGTTGTACTACAGCATTTTGCAGCATTACTTGCTGCTTTGCTAATTCTTTTACTATATTGGTTGTGCCCTTTGCATGACTTTGCCATGTATTGAAATATTGGCCAAGTTTCATTCTGCCTGCGTCTAAGTTTTTACCAAACTTATCTACATCAGATGATAGTGTAACAAAGTGGGAAGAGAACTGGCCCGTTGATCGCATAGTATCTACGAAGGACCTGTTCATCTGTCCTATTTGACCCTGAAGCTTTTGGTTTAACCCAACAGTAGTCGTTTGAAGTTTTATGAGTTGGGCTGTAACGGCCTGTAACTGCGCTGTAAGGCTACTAAAATTCGCCGTCGCAGTTATGTTGGTATTAATATTTTGATCGACCAACTACTTTTACTCCTTGGAGTACCCCAGTCCTGCTCCGACTCCGAATCCAGCTTCTGCTGCAAACGAACCTTGTAGTCCAATAACGTCATCTGCTGACGCATTTACTCCAAGTGCTCTTCTTCGAACATCTTCAAAGGTGGTACTATTTTCATTTTCTTCTTGGCCCAAATCAACTCCTTGAATTGAAGCTAAGAATTTTCTTTTTTCTGACTCTGACTTTTGCATTGATTTAAAAGTTTGAATCAGTTCTGGCATTGAAAGACTGTTTTCTAGTTCTTCGTAATTCTTCCAGTTTCCTAAAAGAAAAACTTCACCCAATAAAGCGGCTAGATCTAGTTCTGACCAGCCAGAACCGCTGCCGCTAGAAGGTTTGGGTCGTCCATCTTAATCCCACCGCAAACTTCAAGAATGCGATTGATTGTAGGAACGTCTAGTGCGTCTTCTAGTAAGTCTCTATCCTTTACCAATTCTGGTAGTTGTTTAGATAGTGCAACTGCACACGCATCAATTAATACTGTTAACGTATCATTTTCTGTTGTTGCTTCTGCTGTCTTATTTATGGCTTCCATAAACGCTCTTAGGTCTTTAATTGTTAAAGGCTTAAGCGTAACTTTGTCTCCATTTTGTAATGTAATTTCTTCTACATCATATACTGTTGTTGCCAATTTAATCCTCCTAGGATCTACTTATAATTATTGTATCATATAGAAAATATAAGGGCAATAGGAAACCCCCCAATTTCTTGGGGGGTCCTATTAATTAATTAAATTAATTATGCTACTAGGACACGGTCTACAATGATACCGTATTCAGAGCCAGTTTTTTCTGCTACTGGAAGTAGACGGAAAGTAACTGGGAATGTTGTTGCTGCGTTACGTGATAGAGAGAACTGTGACTGTTGTACAGAAAGAACTCTACGTGCATAATATACACGCTCTGCTGCTGTTGCGCTTTCTGTAGGTGCCTGACCAACTGCTACTAGCTGACGCTCTGTTGGTGCAATACCAAGAGCTCCCGCTTCCATACCAATTGTAGACTTCTTTGAGTCTCCAGTTCCTGTTACTGTTGGTGCGCCTGCTTGACCAAATACTGCAAGAACGTTTTCAAGAGTACCTTCTGCAAGCTCTGTTGCAATCATAACTTCCATTGACTCTTTAAAAAGTTTTGCTGAGTCAAGAAGCTGATCTACTGTTACTGAACCGTATGATGGGTTGTAAGTAATTTGTAGACCATTGTTTGTAAATCCTACGTTTCTCCACTTTGGTGATGCTGCTGCTGCGTTTGCATTTAGAGTATCTGTGTATGAAACTGTTGCTGGAACTGCTGGTGTTGCTGCTAAGTTCTTTGTTACGAATGCTACGCCACCTGCTGCTCCTGGCTCCATGTCTGCTACATATCCAGCTGTTGTTGAATCAGAAGCTGACAAGAATAGCGGAGAAGCTCCTACTAAAATATTTTTGGCTGATGCCATTTTAAAACCTCCTGTTAAATAAATATATATATATTGACTTACTTTAAAACTTTAAAACTTTAAATCAAGCTGGCTAGGCTCTTTTCCTCTAAGACTAATTTTAGAGTATAATGCACCCAAAAGCAACCTAGTTAAATCTTCCAGCCCCGTCTGTTATTCTTGCATATTTAACCTCAAGGATTACATCTGCAGACAAAAATCCCTGCAGTTCTTGGGATGGCTCAGTGGGTGATATTTCAACAACCATGGTATTAAAGAACTTAATCTTTGGGGTTGATTTTGAGGCATTTAGGTCTTTGGCTGAGTCGTCCATTCTTCTAAATACGTCTAGCATTAAATTTCTAATCTGATTGATCTCTGAAAAATCGGTGGCATATATGGTAAACAGCATCTTCTCACAGCATATCATCCAATTGTCTTCATAGGATAGGCCTATCTTGTCATACACTATATGCTTCTTGCCGCTTAAAAATTGATTTAATTCGGGCTGTTGCTGGACTGGGATAATTGGGATAATCTCTTTGCCTATATTATCACTATAGTAATCTGAGTCATTGAATATCTTATTCAATATAAGCTCTTGCCATAGGTGCTTTCTTATCTCATACATTGCGTCTATATTATAATCTATCATAGTGCCCCTCCAAATGCTTTTGCCAATGACATATCTGCCTCTGCTCTTATTGCGTTAGGGCTAAATGAATATTGGATTTTCTTTATTGATCCTGGGACTGCTAGTGCTTTTGTCATTCCCGCATTAAATAGGTTTTGAAATCCAGAATTTTTGATTGCTATATTCACTAGGTTGCCTGAAAAGAATTGTGAGTAGGCCAATTTAAATTGATTGCTTGATGCTTTTCCGCCTGGGCTTTTTACTGTTACGGACGAGCCCTTTGGCATAAAGACTGTTATTCCGTCTAATTCAAATACAAGTCTTTCTGCAGACTTTGGTCTTATTATAACTGGTAGCCCAGCTTCCATTACATCAGCCTTATTTGCAAATATGTATTTCTTCTTTTGCTTTTTGTTTCTTGATGGAACAGCTGATCTTGAAAGAATAAAGTTTGAGTCTATTTTAAATGATAGTCCAGATGAGTCTATTTGTTTTAATAGGAATAGTCTACTTGTAGGCTGCCCAGTTTTATTCCACTCGTATACATGGTGCAATGAGTTTGGTTTTACTCTTGCCTTTGCATCTATATACTGACCAAACTCTTTATTAATGCTATCAAATATTGTTTTCTTAAATAGTTTTTTAAATGCTGCGTCTGAATCTAATTTGGCAAGGACATTAGCTTGATGATATAGGAATGCAGATATCTGTGCTACATTGCTATCTTTTACTGGGCCTACTGGGGCTCCAGCCATTAATCTTTCTAGTCCGCTTGCGGCTCGAAGAAGTGCGACATTAGATTCCAATTTGCTGGTTCTCCGATCTTTTAACAATAGAGTTATATGCAAGTATATTGCCAAATGGATCTGTTATCGGTGTTGAGCTAACTACTTCAAATACTGTTGGGGTCTCTGAAGGAAAGTCTAATTCTTTCCAAACTATGTTACCCTTAATGTCTCTAATGTTTGTTATCTTATCTCTATAAGTAATCTGATCAACGCTTCTTATTTCAAGCATCTGTTCGTTAGAATATTTTGTGTTAAGGGTTTGTCTATCACCGCCACGGCCTGTTCCAGAGTTAGATATTATTCCTTTTGCAGAGCACTGCATTGTTTTAGAATAGGCCCAGTCTTTTTTGATAGCGCCAGTGTTTTCATCTTGTGTATCTGATTGAAGATATATGTCAAGCTGAAGTGGCATTAGGGAAGTTGCCAGGCTCATTTAAAATACAACCATACCGTTTGTTATATATGGTGCAAGTAGTTGATCTGCATATAGGTTTCCTGTGCCTCTATGTGCATCCTCCATGAATTCAAACTTCCAGTCAAATGTGCTAATGTTTTTTACATACTTGTCTTTCCATGCACGATCTTTTTCAAAATATTGTTGCATCAAAATCTTGCATGCTTCTCTTACATTATCTGGAACATACTGCCAACCAAAGACACCGTCAACAACATACCTAAAGTCTTTCTTAAATGTTCCTGAATATGATCTGCTATTTACTGAAGGTGGTATCATTCCATTTGCTGAGTATATTAAATTATCTTGTAGGTCTTGTATATTAACTCTAATTCCATAATTTGATTCAGAAACTATTGGTGTATAAAACCAATTATTTGATGTTTGGCCTGTTTCAAATACCTTTACATCTTCTTCATATAATCTTGTAATTTGTTCTATTCTAATTGGAAGTGGAAGTATGTCTGACCCATACCCCTGTGCAACTTGGGTTCCAATATAAGGATAAAAAACCTGGTTTGTGTATGCTTCAATTAATTTTCTAGCATACTTTTCAGCAAGTTGTAGTTCATTATAATTTTTGTAGTTAGGGTCAGACTGATCTGTTCCAAAATTTAAATCATCTATCACGTCTGCTATATTTACATAAGGGGTTACAATATCTACAATTTGAGTATTGGCTCCCTGGACTCCACCTATAGTATATGTCCATCTTATTGTAAGCTTTTTAGGGACTGACGTCATGGTATAAGGTATCGTTATTTGATACGTACCTATGTCTGATTCTAGTTTTGTGGCAGTATAGGTTGCAAGCAATGTAAAGCTATTATTGCCATGCACCTCGCTTACAGCTGCAGTGACTGCGCCATCTGCGTCTGTTATTTCTCCACCCCAATATATCTTAGTCTTTACTGGTGATGTTTGAGATTTATATATTTCTGCCATTAACTTATGTTAACGTTTAGTGATAAAAGTCTTGGACTTCCTTTGGTGTCGCTAAACGAAAACCCTCCTCTGTATCAAAAATTTTTTGAGCGTCTTCTTCTGGCATTGCAACGAACGGATGTTCTTTTGTAAATGTATGACCATGAATATCGTATCGGTAATTCTCTCTTGTCATTCTTACCAAAATAGAGTCTGCGTCTACCTTTTTTGGATCTAGTCTAGGAATTATTTCAATCTCTTCTAGATTATCTTCAATTTCCTGCTTTGTCTTTTGATAGACTGACCAAGAAACTCCTTCTTCGGATAGGGCTGCAATAATGTCTTTTTTGTTCTTTAAGCCTTCTGTGTCAACCGCAAAATCTTCTGCAATTACTTTTAATTCGGCTACCTTTAATGTGTCAAACGACATACTTATATTCTCCTTTTTCTAGGTCCTTTAATTATAGCATTGTTAAATTAAAATGAAAAGCCCCCAAAATTAATTGGGGGCCTTTCGGTAGTTTAATTCTTAATTAATTAAGAAGCAACCTTAACGTTCTTTACGACTACCCAAGCATCTGCTTGCTCGATCTGGACGCCAACACGAGTATACATTGTGTACTCGACTGAGTCCTTACGTGGCCAGAAGAAGCGGTAAACAGTAACATCACGCTTGATACCAATAACAACGTTATTTGGGAATGTCAAGTGGATATCTCCGTGTGAACCTGATGGGCTAGCGTATGTACCAGCCTGTGTCTCATTAAGAAGTGGAACTTCAACGATTGGAATACCAAATGCGTATGGAGCTACATATCCTGCTGGACCTCCAACAACTGGAACATCACCACGGATGATGCCTGAAGCAATATCCTGTGGGTTTGCAAAGTTTGTTGAATTAGATGTTGAGTATAGGTAATCCTGGATCAAGTTTGATCCTGCAAGGAAGCGAAGGTCTGTACGACGCTGCTTGTACTTACGTGGAAGTGCCTTAAGTGCAGAGTTGAATACAGCACGTGAAACGGCTGCTCCAGCTGCATCTACTACGCGACCTGAAGTCTTTGCCTTCTTTACTGCGCCATCAAATGACTTGTAAAGAGCATCTCCAGTTAGTGAAGTATCTCCGTTTAGGATCAAATCTTCAATATCGTTACCTGCTTGTGTTGCCATCATTCTGGCAATATGATCTTCGACGTCTGCGCCTTCAATATTGTCTTCAAGAGACTCTGTTGAAAGTTCCCAGTCCATGCGAAGCTTCTTTGTTGTCAAAGAAATTTTTGAGAATGTTACAGGTGAGTTAACTCCTGTGTTGTCTGCTTCAGTTGCAAGCTTTACAAGCTTCTCACCGATAGACATACGGTCAATCTCTGTTGTATCTGCTTTCATTCGGACAGTACGTGCAACCTTACCAATTACGGTAGCGTCGAACATATAGTCTAGAAATCGCGCTGATTGTTCTGGGTTTAGAAGTCCACCATTGCCATTTTCAGACGCTGTGTGTACTCCAGTTCCACCAGTTGCGGATGCATAGCTACCAGTTACATTTGTACCTGCTGCTACTGCTTTTTCTAATAGTTCATTACTCATTTTTATTTCACCTACCCTTTAGTTTGAAAAGATTTCATTTACGGAACCGAGGAAAGAACCGTTCCATGTTGATTTTTTTGTTACAACCTCTGAACGGCCAAGATCAGAAGACTTCTTAATAGCTGTGTCGCCTTCGACGGCATCTACACGCTTTTGAACACCATCAATGGTGCCTTTGATTTCTAGCACTGCTGTGCTTAATGCATTATGCTTTTCTGCCAACTCTGCAATTTGACCATTTACGCTCTTGCTGAATGACTCAACTGTTTCTTTAATTTCTGAAACTTGAGCCGCATTTGCGTCTGTAGCCTTTGCGAGTGTCTCCGAGAAAAATCCCTTAAGATCGCCTAACATTTTTGCAAAGTCAGGATCAGCTGTTTTTTCAACTGTTTCTTCAACGGAGTCGGCAGGAGTTGTGTCTTCGGTTGTTTCTGCAATAGCCTCAACTGCTGCTACTTCTTCTACAACGTCGACAGACTTTTCAATAATTGTTTCTGCTTCTACGGCTTCTACAACTACATCATTTTGTACGTCTGACATCTCATTACCTCCTTCTACGTTTGCCTGTTTTGCAATTGTTTGTGTTTCAGGCAACGCTAATCTTGTCTTCTTAAATGAAGCAAGAATCTTATCTATTTCTTTTGACTTATTCATATCTGAACTTTCTACCCAGCCAATAATTTTTGCTGGCTTACCTGTGATTGGTGAATCAAAAGTTTTTTCTGTTGACATAAAAACAGAATCGCTTTCTTCACAATAAAAAATATTTTCTGTAACAACATCTGCTGCCATACCCTTGAATACAAGTTGGCCATTCATCTTCTCAATTGAAAGAATATTGCAAAGTTGGTTTGCTGGTGAATCTACAATTGATAGCTCTACTAGATCGTAAGCCTTGATAAATCTAACCTGTGTTCCGTCCGCCTTATTAACTTCATTGTCAGACTCTGTTATTTTTCCGCCGATTGAAAAACCAGAAAGAGTACCATCAAGAACTTTTTCCCAAGTGTCTTGTGCACCCTTTGAAATATATGAAGTTACATAAACTCCATTGTAAAATTCTTTTGTTGTTTGGTCGTAGTATGTTTCTGGCTTGAATGATACTACTTTACCAACAGCCATTGGTTGATGCATCTCACGAAGGTTTCCTCTAAAGCTTTCAAATGCTTTCATGCTTGCTTCAGCAGTAACTACATCACCTGTCTGATCAACATTATCTAATGTTGCAAAACCAGAGACTGTTCTGTTTTCACGGTTGACTTTAGTAAATGGTACTGACAAGTGCAAGTTGTCGCCATTACTTGACCATAGGCCTTTTTCAATGTTCATATGCTTAATTTTATAGGTTTATCTACTCTAACGCAAATAGCAGTCGATTAAACTTATTTGACTTTTGGACCATCACCTTTTGGGTTTCTGGCCTCTCCGCTTTTATCTGGGGCATTTGCGGACCTTTGCTGGTCTCGCAATCTGTTGCCAGTAGACTTGGCATTTTGATCAGCCACTTGCTGTGGCTTTAAATCTACCATTTCGTCTCCACCGTCTACGGTTGTCATGTTCTTTCTAATGCGAACTTCGTTAGGGGTAATTACCTGCATTCTTAAATAAATTTCGTCAATGCGGCTTTGTGTCTCTTCGTCAGTAAGGCTAAGTTCATTAAACTTTAATTGTACGACATCTGTCTTTTCTGCAATTAAATAGTTTAGCTTCTTTTCAAGCCTATCTTGTGATGGGCGACATACCTGCTCTTTAAATGTTTTATCTGCATCTCTGGCTGCTGCTAAGTTAATTCCTTCTGGGATGCCTATCTTGCTAATTGGGACACGGTGAGCCAGCAAGATTTCATCTCTATTAGATTTACGATAGATATTAAATGAAGACTCTTGTTCGCCTGCTTCAATTGGTTCCATCTTAAATTCGGTTTTTGAATCTGGGGTATCTGCTGGTAGTGGGATATATAGCGATCTATGGTTCTTTCCCTTTAGTCCAACTTGGAAAAACTCTAGTAGCTTTCTTTCTGACTCTGGAGAAAGCTTTGCTCCTTTTACTGTAATAATATATCTTGGGACCGCCTTATTTTCAAAGTAGTCTAGGTTATATCTTCCTGCAAATTCATTTCCTGCCAGCGCTTGTTGTGCAGCAATAATATCTGGAACTCCGTAATAGTTATTCATTGGAGTGTACTTCTTTAAATGTATAATTTCGTTTGGTCGATCTTCTTGACCAGCAATTGGGCTAGGTGTTTCTAGGTCTCCAAAGTTGCGAAAGAAAACTGCCTTGCCGTAGAGCAACTGAATAAACCCATCACGGAATCTACGCACACGCATTGTCTTAGCTGGTATGTGGCCGATATAGCCTATGTCTCCAGTGACTGTACGTCCTACCTCTATATAACCATTTCCTGTCGCCTCAAGGTCTGTGTAGGCCTTTATGAGGGTCTCTGTAAAAGACTCCTCTTCATTACAATCATCAAGCCATTTGTCTAGCTGTGTTTTAATTCTATCAATTTTTGCACGGGCTCTATCTAATTGCTTATCATCTGTAATTGCATCCATTGCATCTTTAGCTTTAGATGTCTCTGTAAACATGTATCCAAGCCCAACAATATTTGAAACCTTTGCATTAATTGCTGCGTAGTTATACGTTGAAACTTCATAAATTTTTGAAAGGTATTCTAGGTTATAAGTGGGCTCTACTAGATCAAATAATGCATACCCGCTAATTGCCTGCTGTAATAAATTCTGCTGTGTTGAAACTCCGCTTGTTCCAACAAATGCTTTTGAAAAGTCACGATTAATTTTACGTTTAAAGTTTGTTCCAAGGCCTCTTAACTTTTTAATTTCTTCTAAGCCAATTTTAAATGGATCATCTTGAGGCCCATCTAGCTTTTGAAAATGAAACCAGTCGGACGTATTTGATATATCAATTGTGGATACTGTATCAATTTCGTCTTCTATAGATTCTAGCCTTTTCATTTGACCTTACCATTTCTTAACATTGAGTCTTTATAAACACCAATATCCATAGGGTCTGGTGTTAGGCCCCACTTTAGTCTTTCGTTTTGATATTCAAATTCTTCGTCATCGATTTTTCTTCTGCCAGAAAGGAATTTAGGTTGGCCCTCATAAATACCGTATGAGCGAACCTCTCTAGCCAAAGCGTCCATTTTAGATCTGTTTCCTTTTTTGGATGTGACTGATAGGAAGTTGCCATCATCGTCTCCAATCCATCTGCCATCGGGCATTTCCCACACGTATATGCCAAGTGTGGTTTCTTCTAGAATCTGTGATTTTTGGTTTAAGATATTCATAGACCTTAATTGTACCATTATTTGATATTAAAGTCTAGGTTTTGTCCAAGGCTTTGACAAGATTATACGGTTTTGACCACAACAAAGTCATAATTATATATAGGGGTGCCAATTTCTGTCATGGTCATTGACTCATTTGATATGTTTTCATAATATGAGCCAATATGCATTGCATAATGAACAGATGGGCTTATTGTTACAGATGATGGATACAAAGAAATGCCTTCATATTTAGAAGCTATTCCTTGATTATTAAACACAATGTCCTCTGTCCCGCCAGCCGTAAATACCGCAACAATGTGAGAAGGCTGATTTTTTGTCAAATACGTCCATATATTACTTGACCATGAAACTAGCGACCCATTGATATATAGGCTATCAAAACCAGACTTTGATATGACTCCCGCCTGATTCCAGGATATATGGCTGGACCCTCTAGATAATAAAGAGGAAGCGTTTATATTTTCAGGTGTGTACACCATTTCAACTGTTTTTGTTTCTTCTGTGTCTGACACAGTAAATGATCCTGACCCACCAGTTCGAATTCCAGATGCCCTATTTCTTTTTATAGCTGGGGTGGACTTAGATCCTATTGAAATATTAGAAGATGAAGATAGCGTGGCTGGTGAATTAGATGCCGTAACGCTAAGTTCTGAGTACAGTGTTATTGATAAATTTTCTAAAGAAGGAGTGTATTTAGATAAGTCTGTCGTTGAATAAACAACCTTTAGATATATTATTCCAGAATCAGCCAAAGAGTTATACTGATATTGTGGTATAGGAAATCCATTTTCGCATTGTACGTATGAGTTAGATTCACCAGTTGAGCTAGTATAGATGGATACCCCGTTGTCAGAAGACCATTCAATTTTTGATGAAACAAAGTCTAGCATCATGGGTATTGATATTACGTCTATAACTTCTGTTGTTTTAGACACTGCTTCTTCTGTTTTAAAAAGAGAAATTGTTTTTGTTAATGTGTTGTAATATAGATCGTCATTTTGTAAGAGCTGCATGTCTCTATTAAATCCGTATTGGTATACTAAGCTTAATAAAGATGTACCGTCTGTATTTGAAAAAGCTCTTCCATTTTCTGGATCTGCAATAGAAACATAATTTGGCAATGCTGCCATTTGATAGTGAGTTAATACTGAATAGTTTGATAGCTGATATCTATAAATAGCTGGAGCATCTACTATCATATATGAAGATGCGCTGCCAGAGACTGTTCCTATTTGTGGAGCAAATGTAGAATTTGTAAAAAGAAAATCTGTTACATCGATTGTTTCTATCAGATCTCCATCTAGATACAAGCTCATTAGGTTGTTTGAGTAGGTTCCCACAACATGCATAGACTTGTATTTATCTTTAACGAGATGATATATTTTTTTATCTGTTCCTATTGAAAATACTATAGCGTTGTTTGCCCAATAAAATCCTATATCATTTGATTGGTCTGCAAATATTGTTGCAGAAGTAACTTCATTAAATTGAACCCAGCATTCTATTGTAAATGAAACATCAGAACTATATTTATCGGCAAGTGCGCCTTGGATGTAATTACCGTATGGACTTTTTAAATTTAAAAAAGTTATTTTGTTTGTTCCGCTTATTTTTGTTCCAAGAATCCCGCCAGGAACAAGGGGTAAAAATTTATTATCTGGGGTAAAGTTATAGGAAGCATGGTTTTGCGATCCAGAATAATCATAGGCAGTTGCACCAGAAGATTCATCAAGAGGCCAAAAGCCAATTGGATTGTCTTTTAATACAATGTTTTTATATAGCATATAACTATTGTATCACCTAGTCTGTTTTTTGCTTAGTCCAAAATCCTGGGGACATATACTTTATTCCAGACGTTATCTCTTTTGATTCATGTAGATATGGATCTGAGGATGGGAATATTATAAGGCTGCCTGCGTTTGGTTTTAGCATTACGTTATGATTAGGGAAAGATATCTCTCCACCTTCATAGTCATCGTTTAGATAAACAACTATTGAGTAGTTTAAATTAGAGTCCCCATCGTTTTGGTCTGCGTGGGGGCCCATCATCTGACCAGTATTATATTTTTTAATATCAAATTCTTTAGACATGTGTATATCGTCTGTTATGTTGTTGTATATTTTATATTCAGATGCAGCGAAGATCATGCTTGACCTTATACTATTATATATATATAGCTCTTTTGGACTTAATATTTTATTTTTACCATTAATATTTTTTTTATATCCATATATATCATCTGGGCTTGTGCTTGAAGTCCATGGTGTCCATTTAGAAATAATACTTTCGTCTATCTCTGGGTCCACGTCAGTGTTTTCAATAAACTCTATGAGTTTATGTGGCTCATAAATTCCAAATTTAAAATAAAAAATATTTTTTGCTAGTTCTTGAGCTTCGTAATGCAATTTATTTCTCCTCGTTCATCCAAAACCCAGGTACCATGTATTTATAACCACTCTTAACAAGATGGGCTGTGTGATTATATGGTGGAGAAGAAGGAAAAATTAATATACTTCCAGCTTCTGGCTTAAGATAGAATGTTACTTTTTCTTTATTCATTTCATGATCAATGTCTTCTCGTGGTCTATCTTCTTCGCCAAGTATTCCTTCTTTAATTGTAAAAGAAATCTCTCCGCCTTCGTAGTCATCATTTAAATAAGCAACAAGAGAATACTTTAATCTTAAATCTCCTTCTTGTTGATCATAGTGACCTCCCATAAATGTTCCAGGCTTATATTTATTTATACCAATATATGGAGATAAATTAACTTTTTCTGTGACACCTTTGTCTTTAGCAAAATCTTTACAAACATCTGTCATTGAGTTTACAATGATGTCTATTATTTTTTGTGCTTTTTCTTTAGATTCATCATTATTGATTTCAAGCATGTTTTCTATATTTAAGTTTTTCTTTTCCCCGTAGATATAACATTCTCCACTGCAAGCCTCCCAGTGGTCCCAAGAAGGAACTACTTTAGATATACTCTCTTCGCCCTCTGTGCTATTAATCAGCTCAATTAGTGCGGCTGGGTCTGCTATTGCATTCCTGTAATAGTAAACGTTTTCGTGCAGTTTTTCTAGATTCATGATATCTCCTTGTTAATCTTTTATTCTTTCCTTTTGGTACGGTGGTGGCTCTTCCATAATTCCTTTAGATTTATTTTCTTGCCACAACTTTTGATCTTCGGCTTGTCTTATTCTTGCTTCAGCTATTTCTGTTTTCCATTTTTCTTTTGTTTCTTCAGAATATTCAGACTCTTCGTTATCCCAGAATGATCCGATTGTGTATCTTTCTCCATCTGTAATTATCTGGACTTCATGGATATTGTGGTGACCTCCAGAAAATGATGCTAACAGGCCAGCTTTTGGCTTAATGCTTATATCGTGATCTCTGAACTTAAGTTCTCCGCCTTCAAAGTCACCATTTAAATAAAGAAATGATGCCCACTTAGACCTTTCAAAAGCATTATACTCTGGGTCATCTAGAGGGCTATTATCAGAATGGTATCCTGCAAATGCACCTGTGATCCATTTTTGTGCATGATAGCTTACAGATTTTACTGGTTTTCCTCTTGTAATCTCAACAGACTCTTGAATTTTTTTCTCAAGATTTACAAAAAAATCTAGTGGTAAGCCAAACTTTTCTACATCTTCGTCATCTGGTAAGTTTGATGCGTATGACTCATAAAAAGAAATACCCTCCCACGGAAGGGTTCCTTTTTCTACTGAGTGTTTCCAGTATTTTAATATTGATTCACATTCTTCTTCAGTTAAAAAATTTTCAAAAACGCAAATGTCTTCTCTTAGTCTAGTTTGATTTTCTAGGTTAAATGTCATTTTATTCTTACCGCTTTCTCTATATCTTGTTCGTTAATGGACTGATACTTTCCTTCTTTTCTATCTTGCTTAGCTTTTTCTTTTTCCATTTCTAGCCAGATCTCTAGTCCATATTTGTCTGCATTTTCATTCCACTCTACAGAGCCATTGTAATACCTTTGCCAATTTGCTCTTATAAAATATTTTGAGCCATTGTGTACTTTTTTAACTCCGTGGTGATATAGCTCTTGTCCTTCTGTTAAAAAGTTTGGGTCTCCCGCTGGAAAAACAAGTACGTCGCCAGCCTTTGGCTTGTATGATATAAGTTTTCCATTTACTAAAAAATCAATTTCTCCGCCATCGTAGTCATCATTTAAGTATGTTGTTACTGTAACTGCAAAGTTGTATCCTCTTGAGTCTTTAAATTCAACCTGATAGTCTGTATGATAATGCATTGCTAGGTCTTGAGTAACTCCAGCTTCCGCATCATATTTACATAGAGATGGCCCCATCTTTCTCCAAGAATCTACTTCTTGTCCGCTTGGCGTTAAAACTCTTTCTGGCTTTATGTCTACATTGTGTGATGCAGCATAGTGCTCTGTAACATCAAAAAAAACTTGATTTACTTTATCAAGTACTAATCTTTCTTTGATGGATCTGTCTGAATTAATAGACCAATCGTAATGGCTTGTTTCTAGCCCAAATGTATACCAGTCTACCCAGGGACCAATTGAAGAACCTTCAGGGCTGGCTATGGACTCTTTTAAAACATTAAGGACTTCATTTACATCTTCAAATATATTGCTGTATACAAATATTTTTGGATAAATCTCCTCATATTTTAAATCTTTCATGGCTGTCTTTCTCCAGTGTGTTTTAATATATTCCAAAAAAATGGAGATGTAAATCTATTTCCAGACAAAACTGGTCTAACCCCATGCACGTAATGAAGGTCTCCTGGAAAAAAGTATGCCGAGCCAGCGCTTGGTTTAATCTCTACCCCTTGTACTGGGAAGAATAGCTCTCCTCCTTCATAGTCATCATTAAAATAAAATATTGATGCAATATCGTAATGAGGAAAATCGTTTGGGGTTCCAGCATCTGGACCTTCGTGAAGCTCTTTGTCTGCGTGTGGGTCTTGTCTAGATCCTACTGGCCATCTGACAATTGCGGGTCCAGTTGCCTGAACGTCTACCTCAAAAAATTTATCAACCTCTACTTTTAATCTTTTAATTAATCCTTCAACAACATCAACAATCGTTGGGTCTGCAGAAATTTCCATAGATCTTCTGGTACATACTCTATCTGTCCATGCATTTGCATCATAGATAACTGTTCCATTTTCATTAGTGTGAGATTCTGTTATATCCCAAACCTTGTTATTAAAAGCAAAATTTGTAAGTCTTTCTTTTTCTTCTTCTGTCAAAAAGTTTTTTAGCTCTACTATATTATCTGCAGAATTACCAAAAAATCCAGATGGAGTTATAGAGCTCAGCTTTTTATAATCGTGTTCCTTGTTAGTATTTACTTGCTTTTGCATGATATCTCCTATTTGTATTTTCTTCTTTGCCAGAAGTCTCTTTTATAGACGCCACCCTCTGGTTGTCTAAATGTAATTGAATTTTGCTTATGTTTTTCAAAAAGTTCTTCTTGAGTATAGAATTTATATTCCATTTCCCAATCTTCTCTTTTGAAAGGAAAAACTTGAACTATTGGCGTTCCTGCTGGAACTAGGCCAGTGAATCCACTTTTTAAAAAGAAAGGAAGCAGTCCTGAGTTTGTTACCTTGTCACTATCTATTATACCAGCAACAGTAATGTAAGGTAAATTAAAATGATTTATTGGTTGTAGGTATAGACTGCTATATCCTTCTGGAAGTTCTGGTGCCCAGTTAAGATACCAATGGAAATGTCTTTCATCAAATCCTGGCGGTGTCTCAAAACCACCCATAGGTTCTCTTTCTCCAACTAAATCTTCAAACCCTATTGGAAGCTTTGCCTTGACTCTTCCTCTTTTTAGATAAAACTCTATATCGCAAGGAGTTCTTAGCATATAGCCAGAAGTAAATGTGTCAAGCATAGCTGGGCATGACTTGTAGCTCATAACTTTTCCTTCTCCGCTTGGGTTTACATATGCTTCTCCATTTGGATCTTTTATATATTTGTCTGCGTCTTTCCACCAAGTTGGAACAGAATTTGCAGCTGGTACTGGTCCATTTGTTCCGTCAGCTTTATTGTATACCTTTGCAGAATGAAATACTATTTTATTTGTCACTACATACCTCTGGGCTACCGTCTGTAGTTTTAAATCTTAAAACTTTTACTTCATGGTCTCCAATTTTTTTACCGTGGTGATCTACTGCATCTCTATAAAAATTTGTCCACCGACCAGAATTATTTATATCTTTAACAATTTTTGAGTAGTCTCCGTCTGGGAAAAAATTAGGACCAAGCTCATAAAGAGGTCTAATGTTTGCTTGTGAATTATTTAATTCGCCAAGAGATATAGGAATAACAGACATTACTGGTGTTCCAGCTTTAATAGTTATTTCAACATTTGGCCTAGTAATTCTCCATGCTGCTGGGAACTCCCCTTTAAAAAATGATGTACTTATTAAAGCTGTGAGCGGCTGTACGCCATCTAAAATATAGTTTGGTGGTGGCATTGATAGCATTGTTACATTTTCTGGAGTTTTAATTAAAAGACCAGTCTTAAAACTTATTGTTGCATTTTCTCTTGCTGTATATGCATACTTATGACCACTTAGTATTTTTACATGGTCTGGCTCGCTTGATGTAGCAATTCCATCCCATATAAAAGTTATATCTTCTGGAAAAGATATGCCCCATCCAAGAGAGTTTGTTAAACTTAATGGAAAACATTTATATGCGTGAGCATTATCAGTTTCGTCCATCCAATCTCTTTTAACTGGCAGCTGTTTAAATTCTCCTGGAGTAGGACTAATTTTATATACATCAATGTCGAACATTAGTCTGGCTGTGATATCTCTGATTTAAACTGTCTATAAAATTCTGGGGTGTGGGTTGCATCATTATAGTCAGTCATTGTAACAATTGAATACTTTGTTCCAGATTTAACTGGTAGTGCTGAGTGAGAGAATAAATAGTTTGATGGGAATATATATAGATCGCCAGCTTTTGGTTTTACCTCTAAATCCATTTTATCAAATCTTAATCCACCATCTTCATAGTCATCATTAATATAAGCAACCATTGATACTGTTGCAATGTATGACCATCCGTGATCAGAGTGGTATGAGAAGTGTTGTCCTGGGCCATATTTAATAAAGTTCATGGCTTCCCAGTATTTCATATCAATCTTATAAAATGCACAGTAGTCATCAAGAGCAACTTTTTGTGCGTCTCTTACATCTTTCCATATTTCATCAAATTTTTTCATGTACTCATCTTTGCCTGGGTAGTCAAAGAAATTAATCTTAAAGTCTACACAGTCACGATAGTCTGGGATTTTTTCTCTATATCCTACTGTGGCTTCTTGCCAATTATATAAACCATTACTTGATTCTAAGGTTTGTTCTAATCTATTTATTATATCAAGTTCTGGCTTTATGGCATCTCTATATACCCATATTCCAGGGGTTAGCTCTTCTTTTGAAGAAAAGGAAAAATCTTTTTCCATTTTAATTCTTTCTACTAGACAACTTTATTCAACAATAAAGTTTGTACCATCCCATTTATGCAAAAATGTAATTTCTTCTTCTGGGTCTACTGCTATTGCATTTGTTATGCTTTCCCATTTTTCGGTGTAGAAATCATTTAATTTTCCTGCATCTAAAAATTTTAAATAAAAGATTTCATTATTTTTTAAAATTGCGTATCTGCCTTCAAAGTCGCTAACTGGAATTCTAGGCTCATTATATTTTGTAAATGCTCCATCTGAATATGTAGAACCTAAAATAGCATTTTCATTACCAGAAACATTGATAAAAGTTAAATCGTTTGATGAAAATCCAGCAACCCATCTATCATGCTGCTCATACTTATCAGTAAATGATATTATGTCAATGACTTCGTTTCCTGCTACTAAAATATATTTTTTATCCATTGTTTCTCCTATTGTTAGTATATCATTTATGAGGGGCTATTGCTAGCCCCTCATAAATTTTTAATATAGTCTAGAGCTTGATCCTCTAAATACTGGGAAGTACGGTGGTGCTGGGAAGTACGGTGGTGCTGGGAAGTATGGTGGTGCTGGGAAGTATGGTGGGAAGAATGGTGGGAAGTGTGGAGGGAAGAACGGTGGGAAGTATGGTGGGAAGAACGGTGGGAAGAATGGTGGGAAGTGTGGAGGGAAGAACGGTGGGAAGTATGGTGGGAAGAACGGTGGGAAGAATGGTGGGAAGTGTGGTGGGAAGAATGGTGGGAAGTGTGGTGGGAAGAATGGTGGGAAGAATGGTGGGAAGTGTGGTGGGAAGAATGGTGGGAAGTGTGGTGGGAAGAACGGTGGGAAGAATGGTGGGAAGTGTGGAGGAAAGAACGGTGGGAAGTGTGGAGGCGTAAACGTAGTTACTGTGTTTGTTATTGCGCCTGCGCTTGTGCCGTTGGCATTTATTGCATAAATTGTATAGTTTTGAGAAGTGTTTCCAGTTTCTCCTATGTCTTTTGGAGAAACAGAATTTGCATAAGATGGACCGTCTGAGGAAACAATAGTATAACTTGATACTGCTTTTCCTCCGTCTGTTGTTGGTGCAAGCCATGTAACCCTATCAGTATTAGTTACTGTTGAAGCAACTGAAACTGAAGTCGGTGCGCTTGGAATTGTTGTTGCAGTGACCGCAGAAGTTGATGTTGCAGCAGCGGCTCCTGCTGCATTTGATGCAACAATTGAGAATGTGTATGAGGTTGCTGATGCTAGTCCCTGTGCTCTATAAGAAGTTGCTGCTGTTGTCCACGGTGATCCTGCTACGGATGGTGAGGGAGTTATTGTATAAAGTGTTGCTTCTGGTGAACCAGCTGGCAATGACCAGACTATATCGATTGCACCATTATTTACAGCTCTTCCAGTTCCAACATCAGTTGATGATGTTATTACTACTGGCTTTGGCTCTAGAAAATCATTAGCCGCTGCGGAATGCTTGCCTACTTTTTTTGCCATTATTTATATTCCCCTATCCAATTAAGCTTTCAAATCTCCGTATATCAACCAGTCAGTTGAAGATACTTTTTGTGCAGTTGCTGAAGAATATGTGGTTCTAAGCAATGCGCCTGGTGTGTAGAGCAGGTTGACTGATCCAGTTTTTGCAAAGCTAGCGCCAGTTCCTGATGCTTGGTAGAAATCAACTGATTCTCCAATTGCATACAGTGCATTTGATGCATCGCCAATTGTAATTGCTACAGCTCCAGCTAGTGGAACCATGCTGTCTTGCAAGCTTCCTGCCAATGTTGTGCTTGCAGAAATTGTACTTGCAATTGGTGTCCGTGAAGGTACGCCAGCCTTTGTTTGTGTCTTATCTGTAAACGCAACGCCAGCTGCTGCAACTGTTACTGTGCCAGTAAATGTTGGTGAGGCAAGTGGTGCTTTTGCTGCAAGAGCATTTGTCATTGTTGTTGCAAAGCTTGCATCATTTCCAAGCGCTGTTGCTAATTCATTAAGGGTATCAAGAGCAGCTGGTGCTGATGCTATAACTGCATTTACTGAAGCCGTGGCTGATGCTATTGCTTCAGATTTAGCGGTTGCAATTGCTGCAGCCTGTGCTGTTGATACTGGTTTTGAAGCATCCGCTGTATTATCAACAGATCCTAGTCCAACCATTGTCTTTGTAATTCCTGAGACTGTACCTGTAAATGTTGGTGAGGCAATTGGTGCTTTTGCATCGAGCTGTGTCTGTATTGCAGATGTTACTCCATTTACATATCCAATTTCTGTTGAATCAACTAGGCCTATTGAAGTTGTTGATGGAAGAACTACTGTGCCTGTAAATGTTGGACCATCTAGAGTAGCTCGTAGTCCAAGTGCTGTATCTAGTCCAGCAATCTTTGATGTAGCTATTCCTGCTGCTGCATTTATATCTCCGTCTACAATAGTTCCATTTGCAATTTTAGCTGATGTAACGGATGAGTCTGCAAGGTCTCCCTCTACAATAGTTCCGTTTGCAATCTTAGCTGATGTAACAGCTCCGTCTGCAAGATCAATTGTTGAAATTGTTCCGTCTGCAATATTTGCTGATGCAACTGTTCCGTTTGCAAGCATTGCTCCAGTTATTGTTGCAACTGGTGCCTCAAATGTTCCTGTAAATACTGCATTTGCCAACGGAGCCTTTGTATCAAGCTGTACTTGAATTCCTGATGTGACACCGTTAAGGTATCCCATTTCAGTTGAATCAACTAAGCCAATTGAGGTTGTTGCTGGGAGTGTTACGCTTCCTGTAAATGTTGGGCTTGCAAGTGGTGCCTTAGCATCAATTTGAATTTGAAGATTAGATGTTGCTCCATCTAGGTACCCCATTTCCAAGTTAGACACTGATCCGATTGTTGTACTTGAAGGAAGTGTTACATTTCCTGTAAATGTTGGTGAAGCAAGTGGTGCTTTGGCATCAAGTTGTGTCTGTATTCCAGATGTAACTCCGTTAACATAACCTAGCTCTATGTTTGAGACTTGGCCAATGCTTGTGCCTTCTGGCAATGTTACTGTTCCTGTGAATGTTGGAGAAGCAATTGGAGCTTTTAGTCCTATTTCATAAGCATTAGCATCAAGCTGGCTTTGTACACCAGATGTTACTCCATCTAAATATGAAATTTCAGTTCCATCTACGTTTCCAATTGCTGTTGTTGAGGGAAGGACTACGTTTCCAGTGAATGTTGGAGATGCAAGTGGTGATTTTAATGCAAGAGCAGATGTAATTGTTGCTGCATAACTTGCGTTATCATTTAGTGCTGCTGAAAGTTCAGCCAATGTGTCTAGTGCTGCTGGTGCTCCGTTAACTAAATTATTTATTGCTGAATTTGTGTAAGTCTGCGCTGATGTTATTGCTGCTGTTGCTTGAGTATTTACATATCCTCTTTCTGCAATAATAGTTGTATCAATTTGTGATGTTGGAATCTTTGTGCTTGCATTAAGTGTTGCAACACCATTTGGCTGACCAAGGTCAGACACTGGTACAAAGTCTGTATCTACTGTATTTGAAAGACTTGAAAGTGCTGCTGCAGCTGTTGCTTCTGCTGCTGCTCGTGCTGCATTAGCTTTTGTAGTGGCATCGGTTGCTGCTGCTGAAATCGCTGCTGCCTGGGCTGCGTTAGCCTTTGTAGTGGCATCTGCTGATGCAGTTGATACTGAAGCTGCGTCGCCAGTGTCTACATATGACTTAAGTGCTACGACTGTTGAGTCTACTGTTATCTGGATTGTATTTGTTCCATCGTTGTATGACTTTGTGAGTCCCGCTCCCATTGAAAGGGCGGTGTTAATTGCGTCTTGGGATATTTCACCAATCGCTACATCTGAATTGTTTGCATATGCAAGGGCAGTCCATGTAGAAGATCCGTTACCGAATTTAAATAGGTTAGTGTCTGACTCGACACCCATTTCTCCTGCTGCCAAAATTGGATTTACTGAAGTCCACTGTGAAGCGGTACCTCTTCTTACTTGAATTCTTACTGTTGACATATTTGCCACCCCTTGTTTAGACTTATTTGTTAATTATAGCACTACAATAATTCCAAAACAATTATGCAATTGTTCCAGAATCAAAGCTCATGCTATATACTTCTGTTGAGTAATCTCCACCATCCGCAAATTTTGTGGCTGTAGTATTTACTCCGTTCGCATATACTGTATAGATTGGCTGACCGTTATAGTCCATAGCCAATCCAATATCCATAAATGTTAGAGCTCCTAGATCTTCTGCCGCATCTGTTAAAAGAGCGATTTCCTTCCAAGCACCATTAATCTGGATTTTTAGTCTTCCAGTTGATGAGTCGAAGGCAAGGGGGGTTGAATTTAAGACTAAGTTGTCTACATTTACTGCTGCATCAAATGTTGCAGGTCCTGCTACGTTAAGGCCATTTTTAACCTTGAAGTTTTTATTTACTATTGCCATTTAAGTTCACATATCCCCTAATGTTTTTGGTGGGGTTTTGAAAGGACCCCATACCTTTTATTAATTATTTAATTAGTGTTGCGTAAACCATTACATCTGTTGATGCGTAGGTTGTTGTTACTGATACTGAAACATCGCCTGAAACATATGCTGCTGTTACAGTTCCAAGATCCGCTCCTGTTGTAATTGTTCCAAATTCAGTTATTGCTACATTGTTGCTTGTATCAAGTGTAAGTAGAATCTCAGAAACTTGAGTATTTACACCATTCTTTAGTTTAACAAGAGCTTTAGCTGTTCTGTAATCTGCTGCTGCCCATGTAAGAGCATTTACTGTTGATGCAGATGCTACGGTTGAAGTTGCTGCCCGTACTGCGGCTACATCGTTTACATTAACTTTAGTGAATGGTGTTGTACCATTTTTTACATTTGTAAGAGCGGTTGCTGCTGTTGATTCCGCTGAGGCTTGCGCTGCAGACTGAGCGGTTGCAATTGCTGCGTTGCGGTCTGTGACCTCACCTGAAATTGCTGTTGAAATTGCTGAGTTACGAGCTGTGGCTTCTGCGGCTACCTTAGATGTAGCATCTGTTGCTGCTGCAGAGATTGCTGCTGCCTGGGCTGCGTTAGCCTTTGTAGTAGCATCTGTTGCTGCTGCAGAGATCGCTGCGGACTGTGCTGCGTTGGCTTTAGATGTAGCATCTGTTGCTGCTGCAGACTGAGCTGCGTTAGCCTTTGTAGTAGCATCTGAAGCGGCAGTTGAAACTGCTGCTGCAATATCTGTTGTGACCTGTGATGCGTTAGCCTTTGTTGCTAAAGCTGTTGTAATAGTTGTTGTGTAATTAGCATCATCATTAATTGCTGCTGCTAATTCATTTAAAGTATCAAGAAGTGCTGGAGCACCATCGACTACTGCTGAAACTGCTGTTGAAATTGCTGTATTACGATTTGCAACCTCTGTTGAAATTGCTGCTGTAAGTGCTGATGCTGCAGTTGCTTCCGCTGCTGCTCGTGCTGCATTAGCCTTAGCTGTTGCATCTGCTGAAGCTGTAGCTTCGGCTGCTGCCTGCGCTGCATTAGCCTTTGAAGTAGCGTCTGTTGCTGCTGCAGAGATTGCTGCAGACTGTGCTGCATTAGCCTTTGAAGTAGCATCTGTGGCTGCTGTAGCAACGGCTGCGTTAGCCTTGGTTGTTGCATCTGTTGCTGCTGCAGTTTCAGCTGCTGTCTTGGCAGTTGCAATTGCTGAATTTCTATCAGTAACTTCTGTTGCAATTGCTGATGCAATTGCTGTGTTACGTGCTGTAGCTTCGGCTGCTACTTTTGATGTAGCATCTGTTGCTGCATTTGCCTGTGCGCTTGATGCTGCACCTGCTGCATCATATGCTGCTGCTGTTGCAGCTAATGCACGAGCATTTGTAAAATATAGATTTGAAGTACCCTCTGTTAGAGTATCTGATGTGTGATTAGAAAGGCTTGAAACTGTACCAGTTACGTTACCAGTTACATTACCAACAATAGATGCTGTAATTGTTCCTGCTGCAAAGTTTCCTGAGCCGTCACGCTTTACTACAGTATTAGGAGTATTGGCTGTATCTGCTGATCCGCCAACTGTGCTGATGATAAAGGCTGTTGATGCCTCTGTTAATACATTAAATCCATTTACCGTTGCGACGGAGCCGTCAACGATAAGACCATTCTTTACTCTAAAATTCTTATTTACTATTGCCATAATTTATGACTCCTCTTACTGCTTTATTTTAACGCTGTTCTAAAATATCTTACAGTAACTTCTCCTGATACTGGGGTGACTGTTAGATTAATTATACCACCAGATGATTCAAAAGCTGTCGTTGCTATTGAAGAATTGGCGTTTGTTACTATGTTGGATTCAGATACATATATATCAGAAGACCCTCTTAAAGCTGTTATGTTTGAAAAATAAGATTCGCCAGTAGATGGCTTTACAATCTGTAGCGCATATGTTGCTGTCCGATAATCTGCTGAGTTATATGAATCAATTGTAGTTTTATTTTGAATTCCTGCAATTGTTAAATCGTTGTTTCCTTCTAAACCCATCAATGTTTCAATATTAGATGATTGGTTTGAAAGAGTATTGAGTGATGTTGAAAGTTCATTTACTTTGTAAGTCAAAGTAGATGAGTCTGTAGAGTTTGTTACACCTACTACATTTTCTAATGCTTCAATTGCATCATTGGCATTTGCATGTTGAGCGGCGTGTCCAGATAGATCATCTGTTGCTGCTGGGTTTGAAAGGTTATCTTTACTTGTCGGAAATGTACTTGCCACTATTGTCCTCCTGGCGATGTTGCCTAAACTAATTATACCGTATATATTTCTAAAGCTACCACTTATTTAATGGGCATACTGCATTAGAAAGCTTTGTTTTTGTTGGCATGTGGCAACCACATTTTTTACATTGTTTTGTTAGTGTTATAAAAGATGTGCAAGATAGGCATATATTAAGCCTTGTTTCAGAAACTTCTTTTTCTGCCAGTTCTGCTTTTGGATTCATTATGTCCCAAGGCCTAGTGTCTCCTAGATTTTTTTTATACTGTTGCCAGGGTGTAAGCTTTTTTTCTTCCATTCTAGATTGCTTCTGGGCTAACTAGGTCGGTTCCGTTCCAAACATAACCAAGCAAAATTTCATCTCGACCAGTTGTCTCAATAATTATAGGATTAGATGAAAATCCTGCTCTAATTAGATCAAGCATTTCATCACTTGTATCCTCTGGGTAAAATGTTACCGTTCCAAAAGATTCTCCGTCAGACACAGCAGTAAATTTTACCATTTTATCAATTCGTGGCTTATCTTGTGGCAATATTGGGTTTTCTTTATTTAAATCATCTGGCATATAAAATTTTTGTCCATCCCATATTGCACCTACGCAAACAGAGTCAATAAGATCTGTATTTATAAATTCAGGACTAGAAAGTAGTCCAGCAGACCACCTAGCTCCATATTCTAAATCATCATTTATAGAAATTTCATGAAACACTTCATTATCTACAATAGCCGCAAAATGTCTTATCATTTAAACTCCTTTTTATAAATAATATCATTTTTAATAAACATTAGCAATACAATCCGCTAGCTGCTGAACATCCGCAGGAAGCATTAATTTTACCAAATCTGTAGCATGGCCCGCCGCAGCCAGCGCAATTTGAGCTACTTGTTGGGTATGTAACTTCGCAATCAGATCCTACTGGGGGGTTGCATCCTGCTGGTGGGAAATATGGTGGGAAGAACGGTGGGAAGTGTGGTGGGAAGAACGGTGGGAAGAATGGCGGGAAGTGTGGTGGGAAGAACGGTGGGAAGAATGGCGGGAAGTGTGGTGGGAAGAACGGTGGGAAGAACGGTGGGAAGTGTGGTGGGAAGAACGGTGGGAAGAATGGCGGGAAGTGTGGTGG